TAAATTTCGTGACGGGCCATAATTTCGAATTATAAAGCGCTCTGCCATTTCTAATCTCCTTACTTCTCGAATAGGTTAGGATGTGGTCAGTCTTTCCAGCAACACACATGCGTTGACGTTTTCGATTGCACAGTCGGCTCGAATACTGTAGAACCAATAGGTAGCCTCATCAGCAGCAACTCTCTGAGCTTCAATTTTAATAGCTCGTTGAATACCGATAATCAGGTTGCCTTTCGGAGTCAACAGACAATCGCCGTATTCTCCACCACCAAGTACACCTTGAGCGGCAGCAGACATCGTTACTGGCATAGCAGGAACCGATACGATAGGCACGGTTCCATACTGAAGCGGGGCCTTGCCGAGAATTGCACTATCGCCGAGAATTGTTGACCTGGCAGCAAGTGCGTCAACGTAATCCTGTGTAATCTGATCCGAGTTGAAGAACCTTAAATTGGCCATGCCGACTTTTTTGTACTTGGACGGTAGTCTTTTCAGCATTTGACCATATTTGAACTCCCAGTTATACGGAGCGGAAGCATTTTGCTGGGCAATCATTCCATGCAAAGTAGTATCATAAGCATGGCATCTCCATGTTGCCGTGCCGTCAACAACCGTCTGTCCCAAAGTAGTAGGCCATACTGGATGTGCAGCACCCGTCGTTCCAGCAACAGAACAGATGTAAATGAACCCATTAGCTGTATCAGGTTCACACATTACTCCTTGTGCAACAGCAGTAGAGGCACCCGGAGTTGTTGCCCAATCATCATGGTTCAAAGCTGTGATCAATGTTGCCCTACCGGATACATCGTTGTAATGCGTGCTAAGATAACCTGTAGCAGCTTGACTGTTGATAATTCGATATCGCCAACCGTCGTATAAACTTCGAGTATCAGTTGCAGCAAATCCGCCGATACTTCCGGTATCGCCGATCCAGAAGATCTCTTCCAGTTCATTTGCGATCTTCGCGGTGACCATACGCATCACATGGTCTGCAAATGCGTTGCCTTCGATGTTATCCTCAAGGTCATCGTCATAGATAGCAACTGCTCCTCGCATCTTCTTACTGGTTAGCGGAATCTTTTGATCCGTCAAAGTCTTCAGATAATCGCCTGAAGTGAACGTTGTGCCTGGATATAAGAATCGATTATCGCCAAGCCCCAACGCTCGAACATTTTTCGTTTCTTTTGCCATCTTGACATAACGAACACTGTCCTTCATAACTGATTCATCGACAATATAGTCAATGAATTGATCTGCCTCTTCTGCTTCAAGAGAAATGGCCGGTAACGAAACCATTTTCACAAAAGACTTTTTATCATGAGGCATTAACAGTTTTTTATTTGTGAACATTTTTAGCTCCTTATTAACTTACATTAAACTTCGTTAGATATACTTACTCATCTTCAGATTCGCCTACTAAGCTTGGCCAGCTACCGATAGCCCGACCTTGGTCGTCTTTTTTGACTTCTCTCTTAGCAGGAGCAGGGTCTTCTTCAAGGCTCTTTTTGGTTCCGGCGGGTTGGCCTTCAATAGTTTTCAGCCTCTTAGAAACGTCGGTCAGCTGCTCGGTAATCGTTGTTAGCTGGTCAGAAGTTTCCTTCTTTTCAAGTTGGCCGGTGATAGCAGCTACCGATTTAGCTAAATCCTCAACAGTCTGTTTGAGTTCCGAGGAATTATCATCGGTCTTCGATGTATCTGCTTTCTTTGTGGGCAGCAACGCCTGAGCTTCTGCAATCAAAGTCTCAAGCTTCTTCGTTTGCTCATCAGAAGCTTTATCAACTTTTTCCGAATCTGCTTTTTCTGTCGGCTTGTAACCTTGACCAGCATGAATAGCAATTAAACCAATTGCCGCACCGAGGTCAGTTGGAAAGTCGTCTTTGTAACCTTCAATAGTCTCCAGAGCCTTTACGATTTCGGTTATCGTCGCTTCGTTAAACTCTGCTTTTTCGAATTTGGTGATCTTCTCACCGAACGTCTTTTCTATAATTTTCTTAATTCTTTCGTCCATAGGACTGTCTCCTTTTGCGAGGTAGTAAGATTCGGTACGTTGAAAGCCACCTTCAGATTCTACGAGTTTGGAGTAAGAACAGCTAACCGAAGAATCATCAGGAGATTCACTCCAGACGCTGAAATTAAAGCTCTTCATATTAGCTATTTTTTCACCGTTAACTGTAACCGTAGTATTTTTCTTTGTACCGTCACTTTCTATCTCAATGTTAATTTTCTTTTTTGCCTTCAAGAGAGAACCATCGCTTGGCTTCCCTTCTTGTTTGAACAATAGAAATGGTCTCTTGTTCGCAGGTTTGTCTACAAGAGACACTTCTTTAAGCGTGATATCTTTCATCTTTCTGCTTTTTTCAATCATTAGCAAAACTCCTAATCTGTTCTTGCGTAACCTGCCATTGAATAACCTGTCAACTTGCCCTTCTTGATCGCTTTCCAGATCTTGTTGTCAAGTATTCTGGTAACTAATACCCATGAGCCTTTCTTGACCGACTTTCCTTCGATCACAAAGTCTACAGGAGCAAGATAGTTCTCCAGTATTCGTACCTTAACATTCTTACCTTTGTGCATCACCTTGAAGGTTTGTACTTTTTCCATAAACTGATACGCAGCTTTACGGATTTCCTCTGCATTCGCTTCGTCGCCTTGACTGTCTTCTTCATCCGGCTCGTACACAATACCGTAGACAATGCGCTCCTCTTTCTTAGTAGCTTTAAGAAGAGGTATAAAAGACACTTCTTTCTCAAACATCGGCTTACCGAGTTTGGAAGAACTTTCTACTTTTGGCATTTCTACCTTCTCTACTTTACAAGCTGGACGCAAAACCTTATCGAACAATGGAATGCAGTCACCACTAAAATCGGTCGTATAGACAAACACACAAGGCTTATCAAGCTGTTCACCAAGCATCTTGGTAATCGATTCTTCTAAAACCTCGTTTGGCTCGTCTTCATTAGACCATATAACAACCTCTACATCGTCGTTCTCCGCGGTAGCGAAATCTTCTTTGATAAGCACGGCCACTTTATCTAAGACAATTGGTTTGAATTGAGCAATATCTAAACCGACTCTCTTTATCTCCATCGCTTTTTTGAATGCCTGCCGATCGATTGGCTCAGTGCTGTTCTCTAAATCTCGATTACGCATTACTTTCAACAGCATTCTGTATTTCGCTATAACGTCATTACGGTTAAGACTTCCAACAACAATATCTTCGCTCTTCTCAAAGTGTTTGTTCCATAGGCCCATGAATCTCAATTTAAGCACATGCAACTCTCTGTCAGAAGCTTTGTTCAACTGTTCATGTTCCAAGTCTTCTATACGTAATTTAATCTTATCGAACATATTCATTATCCTTTGATTTTTTGGTTTGGAACTCTATGTCTAACTTTCGGCTTTGCTACAACAGGCTTCGTAGGCTTAACCGTAGGTATCTTCCCAACAGGAGGTTTACCACTAAGCCCTCCTTTGTGACCAAGCTTGCGTAGAGCACGGCTGATCTTGCTTGATTCGGCAGGACCTGCCTCCTCTAATTTATTGAGCAGACTCTGCACTTGTCCATCATGCAGTCTATCCGGCATAATACACGATGCGTTTGCCACTTCTCCCGGAGACCCCTGGCAGGGAGGTAAATCATTAACAACGGGCAGCATGGCACATCGGCAATTATGACTTGCAATTCCATTAGCAATATAGTATGATTCGGTTGTTTCTAAATTGTAAACATAATTACTGAAATTAAAGGAGTTGATATGTACAACCGAATCGACAAAGAAATCGTTACACAAATTGTCAATTTGTACGTTTCCGGATGGTCCGAAAATAGTGTTGCTCTGCATTTTGGATATAGCAGACGCTGTATTCGCAAACGTCTTTTGGATTCCGGTATTCATATCAGGAACCAAAGCGAGGCCGAAGCACTCAAATGGTCGCAAATGAGTCTTGAGCAACGAAAGGAACAAATTAAAGCTGCTCATGATGCGGCTAAGGGTCGGACTGTAAGCTGGTCTACCAAATGCAAACATGCAAAAACGGTCGAAAAGAGACCAAGCAATGTCTCTGAATACGAGATTGTTGTTCAACGAAAGCTGTTTGTTAGAGGCATTCCGACCATCGCTCAGAAGGCTATCGGTGCCTATAATTGCGATATTGCTGCCAGTCCCGTCATAGTGGAAGTCTGGGGCGGAAACTGGCACTTCTTTGGTGATCACGCCCGGCGATGCGAAGAACGACTCAGCTATATCCTCAATTGTGGTTGGTTTGTTTATATCCTGCCAATCACTAAAAGATTCCCCCTGACGGAGGCCATGGCTGATAACTTGGCTTCCTATATCAAGCGAATTCGCAGGGACAAACCCTCTATTCGAGAGTATAGGATGGTTTGGTGTGGCTCTGATTATACGACCAGTGGCTGTCTTGATAATATGAATTTTCCCCTTGTACCAACGTTTACTGGCCGCCGTAATCCTGCCTCTGGGAGATATGAGAGAATCGCCCGGTAGGCAATTTGGGTGGACAGGTATTATCCCTTTTGCCTCCGCTGCGGAATATCTTGTTTCATCCAAACCTAAACAATCGCCACAAGCACCCGGAGAAGCTGAGAATTCAACTTCAGTGACTCCCACATCTTCTAAGCCTTGTACATAGCCTATATTCTGGGCACGGGCCGTTTCGGTCCGGGCTATGGTAGCTGCACGCCTTCGGTGGGTCTTGCCGGCATATCGCTGGACCTTCTTATTAATATCGGCCGGCTTTAACTTTGGATACTTTTCTTTGTTCTCAAGAAGCCTGCGATAATTGATAATCGACTGCGTTTGATTCTCTGTCAAGCCTACTAAGGGACGGAGTTCGCGGGCAATTTTCGGCATTCCCCGGCCTTCCTTTATCCCGGTTTTAATGTAGGTACGAATGCCCATCTTCGTTTTCTTCGTGACTTCTCGTACCAATTCAGCGGTAAATTTTTCAGCAGCAGTAACTGCATTGACATTAAGTACGTCAAAAGCACCCTTTACCTGAAGTAACTTATAGGCATTATTTCCGCCTGTCTGCATGATTTTTAATGTAGCGGGTTTAAGCATCTCCCGTCCACGTTCCTCGATGAAACCCCAATCGGATAACTCGGATGTAATATCCTTAATAAATTTATGTGTTAAGTCGTGACGGATCTGCTTATGGGCAAAATAAAACCAACTACGCACAGCAATTAGCATAGTATTCTTATTCCTGCCTACTAAGCTGCTTAAATCACTCTGAATTGTCTTAGCTATAGTAATCACCGGCTTATAATTACCCCCTGACGAATCAGTTTATTAAAATTATAAGCTTCAATTCCTTCAACAACTACACTCTGCACTGCCCGTTCAAACTGTTGCTGCTCAAGCTCTTTAGCCCGGGCAACTCGCTTATTGGCAGGTTTGCATTTGTGCATCTTTTTCTTCTCTTCAAATTCTGCAAGACAAGCTGCCTCGAATTCTTCGCCACAATCACTACAAACAAAAGTTTCGATTTTTACGGTCATGTTCGGCTTTAGCCTCTTTTATACTTGCTTCTTCATCGAAAAATTTCACAGTCTTTACTCTGTCTTTTCTGAAGTTGACAGTTCGTTCACAAAGATACGTTTGAGCTACTTTCACTCCACTTCTATCAGTATCAGACATCTATTCCCCAAAATCAGTCGATGGAAAGAACGCGCCGTCTGCCAATCTCCCAGTGCGTAATGATTTAGTAGGCAATGTGACCCTCTGCCTGTTTTTCACAGCCTGAACCCACACACGTTGCGCTCCTTTGGAATAGGCATCAGTAAGAACCGGAGGTTCGGCTGGATACAATATTGGCGGACTATCAGTAACAGCTAAAACTAAAAGTGTTCGGCTATCACTTAAACCGATAATATTCGTAGCAGTCAAATTCAAATAATGAACGCCAACTACTGGTGCCATAAAAATGAAGTCAAAGTGTTGGCTCCATCCGCCTCCCAACTCCTTGACTTTATCTCCTTTGGTTACTGTTATTCCTTCCATGCCGGTAATAGTCAACTCTGTATCAAGCCCCCATTCGTTCCAAGCCGCCACATGATACACACTTGAAATATTTGGCCCGGTAATCGTCCACGCCATTACATCGCTATCGCAACAATTGACGTCATATTCAAACGGAACGTCGTATGGAATCGGAGGTCGTTCAATAGCTCCAGCTAAATTTACCAGTCCATACATTAGCATGAATATAACAAAAGCAATCAACCAGATGTACAACTTCATTCTATTTCTCCTTCCAAAAATACTTCTTCTGCTTTGCTTAACAATTCGTCCGGTTCTCCCACTTCAACAAAGGCAGAACCTATGTAAAATTTATCGCCTTCTGGATATCCTTTTCCTATGCCTAAATCTCTTCGTGCTTCATTCGGTGTTTCAATACCATGCTCAACTAAGGAATTATGTTGTGTTACCTCAGCATCGTAGTTGCGGCAATCTATATCATTGAATTTGAACTCATAAATTTCCGATTGCAATAGTTTATCGTTTATAATTTCTTCGAGGTCCAACTGCAATGGCTCAATTACGCTTTGCACATAGATCTTTGTCGCCTCAGATGCAACATTACCACCTAACTTGCCTATTACTCTAACCCCTATTCTTTCAGGCGGCATAGAATATGCGATCATAATATTGTTCCGGCGCTCCTGTTCGTACAGCTTAAAACTACCTTCTTTTGGATTTCCTACGAGAGGTGTGTATATGAACTTGCATCCATCCGGTTGTTTAACGACCATAGTGCTATGAGCATTTTCTGTTCCTCGAAGTCTATTATTAACAAATTGCTTTACTTGCTTATCAGATCCTTCTTCCCACTCTCCTTCAAGAACAATAATAGCAGCAGGGATGCCATAATTCTGAAAGAACGCTAAGTTATAATCTCGTTGACTGATTGCTCCAATCACATCTCCAATAGCAGGAAGCACGTCTGGGACACCGTAGTAATCCGAACGAGGGTAGTAATTCTTATGAAAGATTAATTCGTTAGCGGCATTTGATTTAGTTTTGCTTTCTCTTCCGTCCTTCGCTGTAATATCTTTTTCGTAGCCGAACTTTTTGAACCATACCTTTTTGGTGTCCCGAATCTGGCAGTATTTGTTTTTCTCTCGATGGACTTTTATAGTATAAGCAGGTACATGATAAATTTCCGCTACATGCTCTTTATCTTTAGCGCGAATAACTTCTAAACCGAACCATCCGATTGAGCCCCAATCAATAAGCAGCTCCTTCAATACGGCACGAAAAGAACAACCTGGATTAGGGTGTTCTAAGAATGCTTGAATCCTTTCGAGTTCTGTTTTGTCATCCTTCTTATCTGTTCGAAGTTGCAGTGACCAACCAAGTCCTGCTACGTCGATTGCAATCTGCTTAACACAACGAGCGAAAGTAACGTTGGACTCAAGCAACACTAAGAACGCTGCAGGAGAATACGGAGGTTCAACTAAGCCTGCCTGAGTCAAAAACTGTTGGTTTTGCTTAAGCTGCTTGCTGCTCTCTTTCTTTGCTTTGGCCAATAGATCGTAAGCGTAAATACCTTTAGTTGTCTGAACCAATACGTTGCCTTTTTTCTTTTCCTCAGCCATTATTTTTTCTCTGATGCTGGTTCGAATCTAATATATGATTGCTTGTGGTCTTTCAACCACTTCTTTGCTTGCTTGATTGTGAATTTACTTTTCGGAAAACGTATAGATTGCAACGTTGTTGTTGTTTTTCCTTTCAAAGGTCCACCATAGAACATGATACCTTCTTTACTGGTATTGAACACACGAACTCGTGCAAACAACCCCGGACTCTTTATTCGGGCACTATGAAAATTTGGATACGGCATTTGTTGGCTTCTTTCCTTGATGTAATATTTCAAACTCTTGTTTAAGGATTTCTTGATATCCTTGTTTTATTATTAGCATCTTCAACAGTAACACCTACTTTCTTCAACCCTTCTCTTATGCGATCGGCAAGCTCATATTCGGCTTTCTCTCTCAACACCCGACGAACACTGATGAGAAGATTTTCCATGATAATCATCTTTTCTTTTTCTGATTTTCTTTGCTGTTCGATACGACCGAATTCTTCCTCTAAATAATCGAAAAGACCCATCAAGGATTCTACCTTGTACCTCGCCTCTTTTTTGATTTCCTGGAAATCCATATCAAAACTTCTTTACGTTTAACCGTAATTCTGCCACCAAGTTAACAATCTTTTCAAACGATAAGTATTACGACGTCCCCAAGAGCCTCTCATCTTTTCATTTAGCGACGAATAAAAGCCGGAGTCTATCTTCGGTTCTTTCGGCTCATCCTCGTATGTCATCTCAGATACACTGTTTGGATAACTTGTAGCACTCATGCTGACACCGAACCTTTCTTTCTTGGTCTGTCTACGGTGTACAATATGTACCGTACAACGTCAAGCGTATGGTCGTTTTTCGCCAAAGGTAAATCTTTAGGATCCCTAGAGGCGGAGCCCTTTGGGTATTGGTACATGGCCATCTCCCGAGCTGTATTCCGGCAGGACTTAAAGATATATAAGCTCGGCTTCCCATTCGCCTTAACTTTGAGTTTACTTTGTACAAGTTCAATACCACGAGCCACATCGTTTCGAGCTATCAGAGTAGGTATGCCGGCTTTGCGAAGCTCGCCTCTGTCCTCAGCATTTTCAGGGTCTGCGTAAGTTCCTTGATATTTCTCATTAGAACTTCTCGCTTTGATATTAGCAATATGCTCCTGAATGCCGGTTTTGGCTCTGTAATATTCGCGATATACATACCAGTTCTCATCCTTATCCTTAGCAAGCCACAGACAATTGCCACAAACCATCGGCCTGCCTCTACGCCTAACGACTAAAGTATTATACTTAGGAACTTCAACACAAAATATCATATCGTTATAATCTATTGACATGATTTTCATTTTTTGTACCGCAGCCAACTTAGCTTTGCAAATAGTAAGAATATAATAATCTCGCATTCCAGAATAACCTGCTGTCTTTGACGTTTTGATAGTCGTAGATTTTCCCAACAAAGCATAAACTTCCTGTAAATCATCTATTAGATTTTTACAAGTAGAAAAGTGCTGCATTCTATTTCTATCGCTTACTCCATCCCCCATCAAATGTCCTTTGACTAAGTTTTCTAATTCATCCCGACCCCAACTATAAATTTCTCTTGGAATATTCTTATTCTTATTCGGCGACCATTTTGTATTATTTAAGAACCAACTCCATAAATCTTTGCTTTGAATCCGATAATCTTTTACTCTATTATCTGAGATTGCAGTTGTATATTTCCAACCGAGATTATTTAGTATTCTTTCCACTTCCTTACATTTTGTTTTTTGAGCAATTCTTACAAACCAACCGGCTTTACCTTTAAGAAGCGATCCGTCAGCAAGCCATAATCCTACAAATTCAGCGAATGCGGTCTTATTTACAGGAGATAGAATGGTCTTAGAACGTTTTCCATGAGGTACTATAAAATCAACAGTCTTTTTGGCTGATATAGTGTTCCACCCTACAGGTATATCATAACAAGACAATTTTTCAGCAGGTACAAATTTCCATTTCTTTGGCTTTCTTCTATCTACAACCACCATCTTATGATTGGGCGTTACACAAAAGTTAGCACTTTCAACTCTAGGTGTACTAATTAACATTTTCCCTTTGTATCGCTGTTTAATATATTTAACTGGTTTTTGATATTTTATTATTTTTGAAAGAGGATCTATAGTGGCAACTTTTTCTTTTTTATTAAGGTTAGCAAACAATTTCCACCCTTCGTTAGTTAATATCTCTGTTTCTTTATCGTAGCAGACGAAAGGATTGGTAAAACCAAAATCAATACCTCGGTAGAGTGTCCAACCATCTGGAATCCTGAAAGGCTTTATAACATGTATCGAACGGTTGAAGTTTTTATATACAGCGCCATAATAGCTTGCGAACTTACCCTCAATACGAGTAGCCTGCACTCCGTCCGGCCACTCAGCAATCATATTATCTATTCGTTGATCCTCTATAAACCCTCCTCGACTCTTCCTGTTATCGTTTAAGTTGAAATGAAATATTTCGTCTGTTGCGGGTAGTTCCTCTATTCTTTCTTCTAAAAAGGTTTGAGGCATAATAGGTGTCATGCTCCAACTGAGATAACCCTGATAAGTTATCAGTCGTGCTTGAGTTTCATGTAGTATGCCTTCGAAATCATGGAGACACTGTTCGTCGTAATGAGCAGATTTTATTGCTCTTCCCTGAAACAATGTTCGTCCCTGGTTGAATGCTTTGAACTCAATGGTATTGCCTGTATTTAAATATATTTTACGAGGCACTTTGTCCTGACCATAACGAATATCAATAATATGATGTTGAGGAATGAATTTCTGAAGATACTGTTCCCATAGAATATCTCGAACTTGTTCCCAGGTCTCAATTCCTACCCAATGAATTCCTTTAGCTTGCTTAAAAGGATGAATATTGAGAGCTAACTGTGCGAGATCCATCATATTGGTATATGTTTTCCCGCTGTTGTGATGAATAACGCCACCTGACAAATAATTGTGATAAATAGGCACATTAAAATCCCAAATATCATCAAATCTCTTTACATCCAAACTAATTACCGCTATACTGTCATTTGATTTTAATTTAGGAGAATTACATGAAACGTAAGCATCCTGTTCGTGATCGTGGCCTACCACGGAAATGTTATGATTACCCAGTCGATTCAATCCGCCAATGGATTGCTGAGGGCAAAACTCAGGCATGGATTGGCAGTAAACTTGGAGTTGATGCAAAGTTAATTCATAAAGTTTGCAAAAAGCATGGCATAAAGTGCCAAAGAACCGGTCCGCGTTCCGGGCCTGAATGCCTATTTTGGAAAGGAGGTCGAATAATCGATAAAGACGGCTATGTCTCTGTCTATTGTCCGGGGCATCCTTATGCCAAAAAGCCAAACAAGAAGTATGTCCTTGAACATCGCTTGATAATGGAACTTTCTCTTGGCCGTTACTTAAAGAGATACGAAATTGTCCATCACAAAAATGGGATAAGAAATGATAACCGTCTTGTAAATCTTGAGCTTTTTCATTCAAATGCAGAACATCTTCACAAGGAACTAAAGGGTCATTGCCCGAAATGGACGAAGGCTGGAAGAGAAAGGATGTTGGCTGGAGTTGTGAAATACTGGTCCAATTACAAAAAGAATCTAAAACCAAATGATTCGCCGAGCAAACAATAGATTGCCCATTTGACAGCTTGAGTTCATATAGCTGCGCCGGTGTTTTCTTAAATGGCTTATCTGCTTTTGCAATAACCTTCTTTTGTCCATCGAAAGCGTAAACATGAAATGGCTTATCTATGCTGGATACTTCTTTTTCTATTTTTTCTACAGGATCGTAAATCAATTGTTCTCCGCCTAAACACAAGTTGCCTCCGAACATCCATTGAATAGCGGCCTGCGATTTGAAATAAGCTCGTTGATCCTCGCTAAGAGGCTTATATAAAGCAATGTGTTTGCCTACTCGCTTTATTTGTTCCACACTAAGCATGATTCATTTTCAGCTCATCTTGAATTGCTTTAGCTTCTTCGTCGGACATTACAGCATGAGCAATTCCAAATTCACCGCTTACTGAACTAAGATCGGGTATGCGTTTTCGCATTACAGCAACTAAAATAGTTTTGTCTTCAAAAGCCTGCTCGACGAAATGCTCGGTTAAATTCATTCCTTTTCGCTTCTCGACTCTCGCGATAGCTTCTTCGAATTGAGCAATGGTTATTCGATTACGGGTACCCTTTGGTCTGCCAGCAGGATTACCTGATTGCCCCTTCTGGAAGCGGTGTTTGTACTTAACAGAATTATCAGGCTTCTTTGTTTTTCCTTTTGTATCCATATTAGGCTCTATCTAAATCTACGTCCCGCCTAATCGGTTTGTTTGTTCTTCTGTACCTCATAATACTTCCTTTCGGTTTGGATTATTCACCTATTTCCTGACAACCCCGATTAAAGACCAAAATCAACGGTACGTGTCAAGGATCTATCCTACAACCTGGTTGTAGGATAGACCCCAATACAAGCCCAATATCCACGATTCGTACCAAAATTATTGCCAGATATTACCAAATCCACCATTTTTCCCACCTTGACAATACGCCGCTCTAAAAAACCTCGTTACGAGGCCAAAAATCCATGTTAACGTCACCACCATAACACAAACAACCTACAATATAAACTATCGGCATATAATGTCAAATCTAATTCCACTTTATTCCAGATATGACGACTAACGCTATGACTGTTTCAGGGCTTGACGACCGTCGCCTCACTGATAAGTTGCATAAAACCAAGTGTCCACTTATAATTATCAAACTTTTATTTATTTTTTATATCCTTGCTACGTCATGGGTTATGACTGTTTTAGGCACTTGGTCATTTGCTATATGGGATTTTCTCCTTATACTATAGGTGTAAACTGTCGATAAGGCATGAGTCATTGACAATTAACATTAGCATTTTCCGGCTTGTAGCTGGGAATAGCAGGGAGAATAGACCAATAAGTCTATTTTGAGAGGATAGTAAGATGAGAGACAGAAGCAAAGACGGTTATATGTTTTTGGTGGCGTTTGCCGCCGGGTTCCTGATGGGGCTGATTATGCTCTTGCAGGGATGCGGAACCGCAAAAGGTGTGTGCGGGGACGCTGAGTATTTCTTTCATGGCGCCGGAACGTTGGCCGGTGATATGGAGGATGCATACAAGTAATGTTTTCAAGCTCTGGCCCTTCGGCTCGTGGTCGGGGGGCCAGGCTTTATTAGCTGTAACTATTAACTCAAACTGAAAGGAGAATTACGATGGGATTAGGCTTTACAAGAGGAAATGCACATTGGAGTTATGGTGGTTTTATGACTTTTAGGCGCAGGCTGGCCGAGAGCATTGGCTTCGTTCTTGGCGATATGTATGGATTCGGCGGCGACATACAATTTTGCACTATCAACGATCCGATTGTGCCCCTGTTAGATCACAGCGATTGCGAAGGCTTGTTGACTGCCGAGCAATGCCAGACAATTGCGCCAAGACTTGCTGAGATCGTCAAGGATTGGCCAGACGATGATTACGATAAGATCAATGCTCTTGAGCTTGTCGAAGGAATGAAACAAGCTGTCGAGGACGATACTAGCCTTATATTTTGTTAGATAGTTGCCAAGAACGTGAGCAAACGCCGGACTAATAGCCCCGCATCTGGAAGTTAACGGCTTAGGTAAGGAGTTAGGCTTTTATGAAAGGATAGGATTATGAAATATTTAGTAGCACAGTGGAGGCCAGAAGAATCTCATTATAATATGGCCCTGTATGTTGTTATTTCAAATCATCCCCGCTTTGTCGAAGGTTCAAGGTTTGACTTCGGATTCCTGAACATTGCGTCTTGTGAGGGATACACGATTACAATCCTGCCGTCAGAGCAGACAATTGACAAGCGGATAAAGGACGGCCATTTCAAAGTGGAGAAAGGATAGGACTATGGGAGCAGAATATTTTCTACCAACAGGCGTAATATGCCCCGTTTGCCACAAAGAAATTAGCTCTAACGATATTATCGACTTGAGTCTTATTAAAAAGGCAAACTCTCAGCCGGAACTGTTGGAAGAATTAAAGACGATGACAGCATTAACCAGAATCAAATATGGCAATTTGGAGTCAGACGTCTATGTAGAGATTAAGAAAGCCGAAGCTATTATCGCCAATTGCGAGAAAGTAAAGCCATGAAAACTATTACCTTATTGCTATTGCTGCTGATAACAGGGTGTATGACGATAGAAAAACAGCGAGGGGAGCAAGCAAAGGCTGAATGGGTTAGACGACATAGAGAGAAAGAATCAGCATGGAAACGTCAATGCGATAAAGCCATAATGGATGTATTGAGTAAGATAATACAAAAGAATACGCCTGAGCATAAACAAGCCATAAGAGAATATGAAGCAGCTATTGAGGCAAAAACAGACGTTGCGAGAAAGGTTAGCCCGTATTAAGGGCGGAAAGGAATAACATGAATGTGGGATTAGCTCAATTGGAAATATGTGGTAGATTGGTACATCTCGGCGATTACGTTATTGTGGAATATACAAGCGGCGTTAGGATAAAAGGTAGCCGAATCAAAGGCCGTATTAAAAAATTATGGAGTTTGGAACATGGCGATGGCGTCAAGCAGGCCCAACTGGATAGTGGCTGGTGTTTCCATGAAGGCGATAAAATTATAACGCATTCAGATTAGCGGAAAGGAATAACATGAATAAGTGCACACACGAACAAGGCAAATACTGTCGGCATAATTTAAGGGGTAAATGCCATTACGGAGCCGACGAGAGCCTAAAACAGCACACAAGGTGTCTCTATGACGGCTACTCGGCAATATCCGGAACAAGCTATTACGACAAAAAGGAACAGAAGAACATGGAGCTGGTTGATGCCTGGCTGTGGGCTATCGGAATAATCGTCCTGTTGGTTATTGGCTGGCGACTGATTGTATATCTATGGGGGGTACTATGAGAGGCTTAACGTATTGGAAAGCCCGTAAGATTGACCTGCGAGAAATCCTAAAGACAATTGATAGGCGGAGTAGTTATTATGGTGAAATCCAGCAAGCGTATCTGTACGCTGTGAAAAAGGTAATTGCAGGCGAGAAACATTTGAAGGTGAGGATATACTAATGACTTGGAAAGAATTTAAGGCTAAGGTTGAAGCCGAAGGTGCAAAAGATGATATGGTAATAGGGTGGATTAACGTTTCTGGATGCGATTGTCCCGAACTGGACGAATTAGACATTTTTGTTGAGGATAATGAGTTAATGATCCAAATGTAACATATATCCCATAAGGGTAGAAAGAAGGTGAAACATGGGTAGGGAGTATTTATTGGATGAAGAAAGAATAGAGTGGACAGAGCTTATAAAAAGAGCAAAAGAGATAGACGAGGATTTCGGGAACCAGTTCTACCAATCTACATCACAGGCCGCTCAAATTCTCCGCGACCACGGCCACGAGGTTAGCGATGTTTGGCCCATAAGGGCGGAAAGATAGATAATGAACGTATGTAAAGACTGTGGTGGGCCTTGTATACAGGGCTATTGCTGTACTCGTTGCAAATCAAATAACCCATAAGGGCAGAAAGTTAGCTTTGAACTGGGGCGTTAAAAATCTGAAAGTGAGGATATTATGACCGGCGAGTTAAGAGTAGCAATAGAATCCGACAAAGTTCTTAGCGATACATGGCCAATGATGAAATTGGTGGGTTACCGTGGAAGCATAGCACATGGAACAGCGGGCGATATAATCGACGACATAGATATTTGTGGCGTTTTCATTTCTAAGCCCAGTCACTATTTTGGGCTACACCAATTTGAGCATATTGAACGGATTGGGGTTGTTGATAAGTACGATTTTGCCTTATTTGAAATACGTAAATATTTCAAGCTCCTTTTGAAATCCAATCCAAACGTCCTGTCGCTTTTGTGGCTGCCCCAGAACCTGTATATTGTCCAGGCTGATTGGGGTCACTGTCTCATAGAAAATAGACAGATATTTATGAGCAAGGTTCTATATAAGAGTTTTGGCGGTTATGCTTATGGCCAGTTAAAGCGCATGACGCATAGCTGTACGTCACAGGCATACCAGGGAGCAAGGCGCAAAGAACGATTTGAGAAATTTGGATATGACTGCAAAAACGCAGCTCACTTAATCAGGTTGTTAAGAATGGGTATAGAGGCATTGACGACGGGCGAAATCAACGTAACAAGACATGACGCGAAACAGTTAAAGGAAATAAAGTCTGGCCAATGGAAGCTGGAACAGGTGGAAACCGAAGCTAATAGACTGCAAATATTACTGGACGAAGCTTTTGTTCGCAGCAAACTACCAAACAAGCCGGACTACAAAAAGGCCGAAGGCATTCTAATTGACATTTTGAAAAAGGAATTACTTGCTTAGCCCATAAGGGCGGAAAGAAGATGTAAAATGAGTATTAACACCGGTTTAATTAAGCTTACGCAAATCGATTCGGGCTTGCCATGTTTTATCAGGGCAACAGACATAGTCGCGATAGTAGAGCTTGAGGAGATAATTAATAGGGTGGACTGTCCTAAACGAACGCGAATAGACACTAAGGACTATGCGGGCATAGTTCTCGTTAAGGAAACTGCGAACTATATAAATGTTCAAATAGCAACTATAACGGCCATCGCCGAGCAGAAAGAAGGTGTAAAATGAAAACGGAAATTATTCGCGTGCAAGGCGTTTATCCGTTAGCGCCCGAAGATACGAATAGCGCAATGCTTACTTCGTGTTGTGGAGCTGCAATTTGTGACAGTGAAGGGCGTTGCCCTCGATGCAATAAGAATGTAATTGGATGGGACGCAGAAACAAATCACGAACGCTACAGAATACGTTGGTCTTATGCTACTGCCCATTGGAACAGAAGGAAGCCATATGAACTATTACGACAGGCAGGAACAGAAAAACATTGAACTGGTCGAAACGTGGGCACTGGCCCTTTTTTACGCCGCTGTCATTGCGTTCTGTGGTGGCTGTTGGTACGGGCTTTACAAACTTTCCAATTAGGTCAACAAATGCATAGGCTGAAAGAAGGAGTAAATGATTATGGAAATCAAGGTTTACATCCAAAAAATTAAAGAGCTTGGCGCGTGCGGTGAGGCACTGAAAGAAGCACTGGCGTATGAGACATCGGAAGAACTATGGGCCAATTGCAAACGTGGCGATTGGATGCTTTGGCTCGTCGGCAGATTGTCAGGAGCGGCTGGTTGTGAAAAACGAAAACAGTTGGCGCTTACTTCTTGCAAATGCGCCAGACTTTCTTTGCGATATATTCCGCAAAATGAATTACGGCCTTTGAAAGCCATTGAAACGGCCGAGCAATGGGCAAGGGGAGAAAATAGCGTGACCCTTAAAGACGTGCGAGCTGCTGCTGCTGCCGCTGCTTATGATACTGTTGCTGCTGCTGCTGCTTATGCTTCTGCTGCTGCTTATTCTGCTGCTGCTTATTCTGCTGCTGCTGCTTATTCTGCTGCTGCTTATGCTGCTTATGCTTCTGCTGCTGCCGCCGCTGCTTCGGATGCTGATGCTTATGCTGCTGCTGCTGATGCAAAGATCCTATCTCAATGTGCAGATATAGTCAGGGCGGACTATCTAGATGTTGATGATTTATGGAAAGAAGAATGATTATGGAAGAAAAACGTAAAGCCATATTATATAGTCGGTTCAGCCCCCGAAAAAACGAAAACGAATGTGAATCCATCGAGGCTCAGTTCGACTTCTGCCGGAAATATTGCAAGGATAACGATATTGAGATCGTAGCTGAGTTTTCAGACCGGGCGCTGTCGGGCGGCGACGAGGAGCGTCCGGGACTGTGGGCGGCAATACACGCTCTCAAGAAGGGTTACGTGCTGGTTGTTTATCGGCTCGACAGACTGGCTCGCAGCGTGTATCTCAGCGTAATTATCGAAAGGACAATCAAGAAAAGGAACGCGACTTTTCTAAGTACCGTTGGCGAAAGGACGTGGAATGATAGCAATGAGGATTTCCTTACTCGTAATCTCCTGCAAGTATTCGCTGAATTTGAGCGCAGGGTGATTTCCGCCCGGACCAGTGCTGTCATGCTCAGACATCAAGCTAATGGAAGGTTGATGGGCTCTGTACCGCCTTATGGCTGGCAACTCGATCCTGAGAATCCCAAACGGATTATCGAGAATCCTAAAGAGCGTATTATCGCAAACCAAATACTGAGACTACACCGCAAGGGACTGTCATTGCGTAAAATCGCTGCTGAATTGCACAGGCTGAATTACTTGCCGAGGAAGGTGAGGAAGAAGTTTAAAGGTCGCACAGTCTACGTTAAAGGCCATTGGCAGCCACAGACAATTTCCGCTATCCTTAAACGAATGAAAAAATAAAACCTGCCCCCGGACAAGTCGGCGTGAGACCGCCGAGAGCAGGCCATAAAAAGATAACTATTCGATTTTGCCATATCTCACTTTAATCATCGCATAAGTCTCTTTATAACAGTTGACGACGTTCTCGCCACCACACTCTATGCACTTGCAGTTCCGCTTATCGCTCACAAACGGCCAGTGGCAGTCTTTGCAGTATTGAGGGTAGAAGATTCGCTCGGTCATTGCTTCCTTACCATTCAAAGTTTTTCATTTGTCCAGTACCCCCTTAATCAATTCAATAGCATCCCAGACGTTCCTATGGCACTGCTCTCCGTCCCGCCGGGCTATTAGGAATTCCCGGACTATTACTACAGGCTTCTTTTGATGACCCTTTATCCTTGCAATGGCATCGTCTATTGTGAGTGCGTTCTTGTGATGATCCCTGACAGATACCAAGAAGCTCAGGACTTCAACCAAGGCGTCCTCCCACCTCTCTTCCGGCGTTATACAATCATTAACCTTTGCCAGTTTTATATTTACCTGACTGTCAGACATTATAGGGTTTGTCGAGTGTTTTGGCATTTTGTTTTGCCTCCCTTCTTGCAGGATCAACGCTGTCCATACATCTTTGCGAACACCAATACTCATCTTCATCCGGCAGGTAAATTGGATTATCAAGCGGATCCCTGAGTTTCTTCCTACATCCCTTACACTGGCATAAAAACTGCCTGGATTGTTGTGCTTTGCGTCTCATTCGAATAACGCTCCTAATGTCCTAATCGCCTTTTCCGCTTGAGCAGGAATTACCCCGTTGCCCAGGAGCCTAAGTCTGTCCATCCAATAGGCAAGCCCATCATCCATTCTCGGAACATCGGAGATTTCTCTAAGTCTCGGCGGCCAAGGTGGAGGAGTACATCTCGTAATTTTGGTCCGCGTCGTAATCCGCTCGTTTTGCTTATACGAGACCAAGTATTCCCCTCTGTAATTACTGGGCAACTGCCCCCCTGGGATTCCGCTGTTCGTGGCGTTGGCAAGCACAAATAGCCGTTGCCGTGTCGCCGGGGCTCCAACTTCCCACGCTGTAAACAGTCCTGCCTCAACTGAGTAACCCATATTTCGTAGGCTTCGATAAACTTCGGGGAATCCGAGGGTAAGGTGTCCGGCGACGTTCTCGAAGACGCACCAAACAGGTCTAACTGCCTCGACGATTCGAGCAATATGCGGCCAAAGGTGTCGGGGATCGTCGGTTCCCTGTCTCTTGCCAGCGAGGCTGAACGGCTGGCACGGAAATCCTCCCATAACGATGTCCACCCGTCCTCGAAAAGGCTCCGCATTGAAGGTTTTAAGATCCGTCCAGATAGGTGCTGCATCCATTTTACCCGCTTCAATCTTTGAAACCAAGTTCGCGCAAGCGAACATTTCGATCTCCACATAGCAGATTGTTCTAAGAGAGGGCATAACTCTTTTGACTCCAAGCTCAAGACCTCCATAGCCCGTGCAGAGGGATAAACAGGTAAATTCTTTGGTAAAATCCACATTAGTTCTTGACACCTGTCAACCTTTCTATTATTGTAATAGTATTTATGAAAGGAATACGATGAGTTGTATACCAGATATTAAAACTACCAAGAAAATGTATAAGCTTTATCAACAGGGATTTAGTTTGGCTCAAGTAGGAAAAGCGTTTGGAGTAAGCAGACAAGCAGTATATGACCGCTTTCATGTTCGCAATCTTGAGTTGCGCACAGTCAAGCCATTGCCATTTATTATGTTTGAAGGCAAAAAATATACGCGTAGAAAATTGGGATATTATGCCTGCACTAACGGCGACAGACACTACCTGCATCGAGTTATATGGAAGTCTATAAATGGCAAAATACCACCAGGTTATGACATTCACCATATAGATGGTGATAGAACCAATAATCATATTGATAATCTTGAATTGATTACAAAATCTGAACATTCGTCTAAATATCCTCACCACAAAAATCAGTACACAAGCTGATACATCTAAGTTCTTCGGTATTATCCACATTCCAGCCCCTATTCCAGCGCCTTTATCACCAACTGTATGCAGTCATGGGTTATAACAGACTGTCCAGCGAGCAAAGCTTCGTCGGCTTGCCGTAATATCGTAACAGATTCTCTTACCTCTTTAACCATCTCGGCCAACAACTCGTTAATCTTCCAGAGCTTCTCTGCGTTTTCCAATGTATTCTGAGTCAATATTGTATCCATTTTTTATTGCCCCTTCCAGTTTTCTAACTATTACCAACATTTCGTCGAGGTCGGGCTTCACGCTCGGATCATCCCTGTGCAGTTCGAACCAGGCCCATTGCTCCTTATGAGTTTTTTTCATCCAATCAGCGAACCGCTCTACGACGTCTGTCGCTCCGTGTGCTGCGATATCGCTCCCGAGGGCATGATAGTATGCGTTGAGGCATATTCCGTTCTCTACCGTCCACCTGTGGCTTAGGTTGCCCCTATGAATTAAATGGTGCGCCTCCAGATTGTCTGTTTTGTTAGAATAAGCACACTTCCAGCCGAACCTGACCTTGACAGCCGAAGACCACAACGAATCCGCCAGTGTGATCAGATGCTTGCGTATAGCGGCACGAATGCTGACTTTGGTGATCTTAGGGGATTTCACCCTGATCTTTGCATGAATCTCGTCAATGCCAGCACCACCCTTGTACAGCTTCGTGATAAAGCCCTTAGTTCCTGGTTTCATTTTTGCCATCCTTGGCCTCCAATTCCTTTTCGTGGATGTTGCTGATGACTTCAAACCATTTATCCGCATCGTATAAACAATGGACTTCATCTGGGTGAATACCTATAAAGCTACAATCATCTTGATTCCACGTTATTACAATTCCATCTTTGTCAAAATCTCCCTCGTATATATCAATCCCATTCCTGTCCTTGAGGCCGATGAACTGCTCAAGAATTGCATTGGGGACGGGCCGAAAATTTCCATCCTCCTCTGCGAACTCAATCTCCATTCCTCCACCACCCAAGCAGCAGATATACGGTTGTTCCTGCATTTCTTTTTTGTCTGGATCCCATGCTCTAAACTTTATCTCTCGCATCTTCGTTCTCCTTACATTCATGCTTATTAATGCATCACTGGCACTTCCCCAAGCCTATAATAACTCTGGGTTATCGGACTTGTTGCCGATGATTTTAAGGCTGCCAGCAAATTCCCCAACAATTACGCAATCAGACTCGCTATCTTCGTAATCAATAACGAAAGCTCCTTTGCGGAAGATTACTTCAAGTACTTGAGGTTCTTCGTCGCAATAAATTGAAGCCTCGACCATATCCCCTTGGCATATCTCCAGACCTTTTGGATATTCTTCTGTTCGCTTGCTGTCCATTTGGCCAATGAATTGGCCTACGGTTTCGGGAATGACTTCGATTGCACCATATATCGCTCTATCGTTTTGTTCGACATCAAAAAAATCCCAAGCATCTTCGAGCGGTATTATAAAACAAGCAATATAACTCTCGTGTTTAACTTTGATTAACGATCCATACGCCCATTCCCCATTGTTTACACGCTTGCCTCTAAACTTTATCGTTCTCATTTTTCTCCTTTTTCTGGCAACACTTAGGAACTCGGGCAAGAATTTCTTCGTCAGTCCGATCATCCATAGCTGTTGTGAACTGATCAATGAATTCGCCGTTGACGATCCTGTGAAGCGATTCCATCCTGTTAATCCTATCTCGGATTCTCTGACTTGATCTCATTTCAGCTTTCCTTTCTTCTGATTTCCAGAAATTTCCAGCTTCCCTTCTAGGGATAGTAATACCTTGACTAGCGTATTCAATCTGCTAGCTTTTTATGCTTCTGCATCTGCCCTGGCCTCTGCTCCAGCAGAGGCTCTGCCTCTGCTTGGGCTTACTTTGGCTTACTTTGGCTTACTTTGGCTTACTTTTTGCTTACTCCTGAATCGTTCTTGTGCTTTACGGTTTTGTTCTCGCCGCTTTTCGGGATCGCGTTTCTGTCGATACTTGGCATAATTGACGATTAGCCAGCCTCCATCAGCTTCAATAAGCCGCCGACCTTCATATTCTTTAGACCTGCTGTGTGGATCAGGAGCACAAAGGGCATCGATACTCTCCTGAGCATCTTTTAAACTCATCCGAGCAATAGCAGCCATTCCGGGGATCGAGCCCGTTACGTAACCATCGGCATCGGTACTCGCGAGAAAAGTAATCCACATAATTCGTGTCTTATCATCTTCCGACCAGATGCTGGAAGTAATGATATTGTTGAAAAGTTTTGTGAAACCGCCATTCATTATAAGCATCCGTGCAAAAAATATCCCCCAGAGCATGAACGCCGAATACCACAAGGGCATGGGCCTCTGAGGGATAATTGAAGCTGATTCTATTGTAATATCCAACGTTCATAATCACAAATATACAACAAATTTCCTATATGTCAAGTGTTTTTTTGTTTAACTGCTTGTTAGTCTTTGTCCTGCTTAGTTTGCTGTTTCTTCATACTTATTGCATTGTTCGACAATATCACGTATCAGGGGCCACCACTGGAATGCCTCTGCCGTTAATTCGACCTCATCTTTTCTTGCTGAACAAGAAAAAGTCTCAAGCTCGTTGCCCTGAAACTCAAACTTCCAGCCTAATCTCATTAGTTCTTCCATTATCCGTCAATCTCCATATTTACCCTTTCGGGAAAAAAACTTCCCTTCACCCATACCCCATAACACCTAATTCGCCTTTTCTTTTCCCAGAGTGCCTGTAGTGGCCACTCTGGCGTCAGGAAACTATACGTACGGTCGGTACTTGAACAGTGGGCAGGTTACAACGGTACATCTTTTGATCTCGGCTGCCTCCCAGCACATACAATCGAGACATTTGCTATTTATCGCAGCACGTATAGAATGCCCTTTCATAGCCTTATCGTACTGCCTGCGATATGAACCGTGAAACAAATCCGGGATTTTCTCCCGAAACAACTTTCTCTGTTCTTCTGTCGCGCTCATGTTAATATCATTCCTTTCTATTATATAAATTTAGCATTACATCCTGAGCCATTCTGCCCGGGTTTTCAAATGTGCGAGAATCTGTTTTTCAAGATCAGGGTCAAGCCAGTCTTGCCCAATAAGCCAATCCAAATAACCAACATCGATATCGCTTGCATAATTGCCGGCGTGTTTTCCAAATGGGATTATTGGGTCTGGCGTATCACTCATTAGTTCCTCAAAGTTCATATAAACCACCTGCACTTTGCCATAATCTTTTCCTTTTGCTTAAACAAATTTACTGTTCTTTACAAGCGCCAAGACCGCATCCCTGGTACAACCGGCCTGAAGCCACGCCCGTATATCCTTCTTTTGAGGCGGTTTGATAATCCTAACACTGCTCACGAACAGCTTGATGGAGCGAGCCAACTTTAACCCTCCGGAATACCCTGGAAAGAACTTCCTGCCGTCAGGCGTATATTTAGCTTCATCCTTGTCGGCAAACACCACGACCTGCCGGTTAGCATGCTCAATCATTTCTTTAATATACTTGTACCCTGTACCACAACTTGCCCTGCCGATAGCTGGAAATCCCAAATCCAATAGAGCTGCAGTGTCAGTCGGGCCTTCGGCGATGAATAGCAAGTCGTCGGACTCAGCCTTTATACTGCCTGGAATGAACAGGCCATTCTTCGAGCCTGGAACGCTAAACTTTTTACCTGTCAGCGTTCGCAGCCTAATCCCGATGATATTCCCCTTACCGTCTTTCATCGGAAAGCAGTGGACTTTCTTCTGAGGATCCCAGCCAACAAGCAGGTCGTCAAGAGCCATCGCACTGAGCCCGAACATAGCAACTGCCTTTATTATATCCACATTATTGCGATAAGAGGCAACCAGTTTGCCCCAATTCGGCACAAGCGTCGGCTTAGGATTGCGCTTCGGAACGTATTTCCGTTTCTGTTTTGGCGGTCTGTCTATCAGATTATGAAGCCAGCCTGCACCTTTATCCCCAACTATACATACAGAGCCTTCCGATACCCGTGCGCAAATAGCAGCAGAGCCATCCTCGGCGTATAGGCACCAGTCAAAACCTTCCACAAATGACACAAGGATGATTTTTATTTACCCTAAGCATTTGATAGTCTCCTTTCCGCTGACACATAAAGCATTTTAGGTCGAATCATTGTCTAAACTCCTTCGTTTGGGATTCCTGCCGCTGCCAAAGCTTCGTCAAGAATGTATGGCTCCGAGCCGTCCCAGAGCTTTTGGCCTTCGTCGTATTTTTTGTCCTGAAATTCTTCAAACGCATCTGGAAATTTTTCGTAATCGGGACATTCGCCTCGCCAGTCAAGGTGGGTACTATCATTGTCCACCATAAGAACCCAGCCTTCTAATTTGCCTGACTTAAATGCGTTTGCCAATTCTTGTATGTTTTTGTATTTAGCCATTGTCTTAGTCCTTAAGAATTTAATGCACGTTCAATCGAATCAAAATCTTCATGCGAAGATGTTAAATATTGTAACCGCTTCAACTCAGTCTCCATAGCTTCAAGCTTTGCCCCGATACACGAATTACACAGCCCAATATTCAAGGCGTAGTTGTAATTGTCTTCGCTTCCGCACTTTTCACATTTGTTAGCCATTGTCTTTACCCTATGGAAAGTTGTAGGTTATTGATGTCAATATATTGCAATGCTTACAATAATGGCCAGTGACTTCACTAACTTCAATACCGTCTGCTATTTCACTGTCTAATTCAACCGTCTCACCATTTTTATACGGCTCATCGTCCACCCGCCATTCGTCGTAAGGATAAACAAGCATCGTTTTGCCCCCGCACTCATCACATAGCGAATAGCCATCCTTTTTTTGCTCACCAATTATCTGGATAGTGAACCCTCTAACTTTTGCCTTAGCCATTGTCTTTCTCCTCAATGAGTTCTTTTCTGTAAAATCCCATAATCTTATCTCTTATACGGGGATTGTCTCTGAGAACTATAATCCTGTATTCCATATTGAGATTTGTCTCCCCAATCATCTTTCCTTTTTCCCCTCTCAATCGGCCTTTGCATATTACTATGCGACGTCCATATTTGTATTTAAGCATTGTCTTCGTCCTCGTTCAGTCGGTCAAATTCTTTTATAGCGTTTCCCGTATCCGCCAGGAATTCGTCTAACTCGGCAGCGCACATATCGGGATGGGCTGTGATGAAGCCGAGAGTCTCCTTAACGGTTCCAACTATTAAATCGATACGCGAGATATCGCCCCTTCGAGAAGCGTGCGACATTCTCACGGTTAATTTGTAAATATCAATCTTATCTTTGTCTGTCAGCATATTTACCACACAATACCTTTGCTTTGCCTTTGCTGTGCGATGCTTCGCCGGGCCAAGCTTTGCCTTTGCTTTGCCGTGCCTCGCGCTGCCTTTGCACTCGGCTTCGTCTTTGGGTATATAATTATCTTCTTTCTTAGAAAAATGTAAGCAAGGCCATGTTAGTTTATTAGAATCGATAGACGATATTTATACCAAGACAGTCGGCGTCGTTGGCAAACTCCGCTTCAAGGCCCATCATCAAGGCTTTGCTCAAATGAAATTGCATACCTACGATGACGCCTACATCTTCTATGCTGAGTCTTGAATCTTCACGCATGGATACAGTTCGTGTTTCAGAAGTACAAAGACCGTAACCATCTTCAGTTCTATCGTCGGTTATAGTATTTGAAACATCAACCCACGCTGTATAGTCTCCTCGCATAACATTGTAGCAAGGCCCGCCATAAACAACACACTGATTCGTCAGCCGATAAGTCGGTCCGACCAGGAATTTCAATTCATCGTATCTCATGTCCCATTCCGCACAGTACACATTCAAAGGTGGTTCTGCATCTAAATCGAAATCAGCTTGCCATTGAGCTCCTATCCATCGGGCCGATGCACCTATGGTGAGTTTATCTTTTTGGTAGAGATTCATTCTCAAACCGAATCCTCCCGCATATCCGGTGTCATGTTTCAAGTCACCGCTGGGATCGAGTTCTGAACCGCCGAGATAAATATCTACACTCAAATCTTTAGTTACACCAATTCCCATTCGGCCAAGATATGAAGTAGTATTGAAACCTTTAGACTTGAATTTGAACTTCGTAGTTTCAGTTGGCAAAGTTGTAATTTCAGTCGTTGTTTCTTCGGAGTCGGGAACATAAAGACCATATTTAGTCATACCGCCTTGATATGTCATAGTTTCTGTAAATTCAACTTGACCGCTTAATGTTAATTTCCCAGTCGTATCAAAATCGTCAAGCTTGAATTCTGAAAAACCAAAACCATACTCAAACTGGCCTTGCTTCAAATCTGCCATAGGCGGACCCATGACTGCTATTGCTGTTGAACTGAATAATGCTACCAACATTATTGTTGTCATTAACCATTTCATTTTTTTTCCTTAAATTTAATTTCGGTTATTGTTTCGTACGTCAACATCTAACATGTTCTACAAGGCGAACGACACCTTTTTGTCTTCATTCTATTTTACCTCCTTTACGGGCTTTCATGCGCCGCATAGCATCAAACAATTAAGCTGTGCCATTTTTATTTTGCTCCCGGCTGCAGATTCTTAGGCAGTCGCCATCTTTGCCAGCCACATTTTGCCAACGCGCCTATTCTCTTGCTGGCATCCGCGAAAGACATTTCGGTAGTGTCAAATCCGGCCTTCTGGAGGCACTTGGCCTGCTTATAAGTACACGTACCCCCTTCACGCCGCTTAATCATAACGTCAATGATCTGCGAGGCGTGAGAAAACGACAGGCCATCGGTAGGGACGCCGCTTTTTTCAAGATACGCAAGCTGTCTTTGAGACGGCGGCTTGCCTTTGTGCCAGGGTGCTTCTCTTACAGGGTCGATATCGAGTACGTTGAAGGGATTGATTTTCGCAGTCGAATACTTTGCCCTGAGCAGTAGGTGATCTCGGGCAATAGCATCTTCCCTGTCCCTGTGCCTTTTTGCTATCTCCCGCTCGGCCTTCTGCAGCTCAGTAGCGACATCGACAGGCATTTTGTTTTCGTCCGATTTCTTGGCGGCGTTTTCATTCGCAAGCTCCACGACTTCATCGGAATAATTACCACCGAGGATATCGGCCGGACATATCAGTTTATGCCTACCAGCGTTGCCCACAAAGTCCAAAATTGTCGCAAAGGGCTTTGCACTATTCATTATAGCCTCTCTGCGTGCCTCCACGGAATCATATTGGTCGATATCTATTTCTGTTAGTACGCGGCCAGCCCTGCCCACCATCTGCGTGTAGAGACTTCTACTCTTCGTTGGCCTGGCGAGAACAACGGCCATGATCGAGGGATCATCGTAACCCTCAGTAAAGCAAGAAACATTAACAAGATACTGGAATTTATTCCTGGCGTAATCCGTAACGATAATTCGTCGCAACTCTTTTGGTGTGGCGCCACAAACGAATCGTGCGGAGTCTCTTTTGTGTCGATTGATAATCTCTGTCAGTCTTTCAGCTTGGGCCACGGACGCTGCGAATACCAATGTCTTTTTGTCGTCGGTCAACTGCACGGTCGGGTCCGCTATGCCGTGCAGATTTTCCTCGAATTCGAGCACCGCAGCCAGATCCTTGCCGTTCAAGTCACCGGCGGTCGTCTTGACATTCGAGTAATCCAGCCCTTCTACGAAAACGCTCTGCTGCTCGAACGGGGTAAGCCAGCCATCACTGATACCATCTTTGATGTCATACTCATAAGCCACTTCTTCAAATATCTGGCCCATCGCCTTCTTATCGTGTCTGTCAGGCGTCGCTGTCAAGCCGAGAACTTTCAGCTTGGGATTTTGTTTGTAATAGTCAATGACCTTTTTCCATGAAGTCGAGACTCCGTGATGCGCTTCGTCTGCTATCAAAAGTGAAAATTCATTCGGATCGAACCTGGTCATGCGCCCGCCGTTCCTGCCTGCGATTTGCGTCTGAACAGTGGACACTACGATATCGGATTTGAAAGAATCGAACGCCGTTGCCCACTGGCTCCCCATCTCGATATCACCGACACAGCCGGTAACTCTTTCGATTTTATCCTGCGCCTGTGTTATCAATTCTTCTCGATGGGCAATCACCATAATCCGACCGGATTCCTGAAAATGCTTTACGAGGTGGGCCGCTATAATAGTTTTTCCCAACGAAGTTGCAAGGACACACAAAGCGGTATCGTTCTTTTCAAAAGCCTTGAGTACACAGTCGTATGCTTCCTTTTGATAAGAACGCATAATCATTTGTCATTCTCCTTTAGGGCTTGTCTACCTTTTGCAGTTATCGTAAAATACTCATCGGGAGCCCATGTCCCTTTTTTGCCCTCTGATATCATCAATCCCTGAGATACAAGAGCTTGCATATCGGCAGAATCGCCACAGTAATAGTTACTTGCCGCTCTGTATAATGTGTGGCTAAGTATCTCTCGTTGACTTTTTGATATTGCCATTGTCATTCTCCTTGATAGAAGGATCTATCTTTGAGGTTGCTATCCAAGTTGCAGAATAGGTAGGAACCATTTCACCAGACACTTCATACTCTTCGATACCATCTTTTGTCTGTACACGTACTGTCGTAGTTTCCCCTTTCAGTAAATCGTAATCTCCGGCGTCAATCCTCTCAGCCCTAAGTCTTGCCGCTTCTTCCACCGTATGAGCATATACTTCCGTCCATTCGTCCTCTTCAAAAGTAGGTACATTAGTTTTCCATAACGGCGGACACTTATGATCGCCGCGAGAAAACATAAAGCCTTTACATTTTGGACACCAATTACCCATTGTCATTCTCCTTGCGTTGCATTTCTACGAGTTCCTGTTGTTCTCGTCGGCGTTCTTCTTCTCGTTGGTGTTCTTGTCGTTCATATTCTTCTGGGTTTGCATCGTAAGCGGCTTGTTTTTCTCGTATTCCCCTGATTACTCCGGGCGTCATAATGCAATTGAGATATTCAGGTCTACTCATCGTCATTCTCCTTTAGGACTTAGGATATTCTCCTTTTAGTAAATCTCTGCCTATTTGTTCGTGGTCGTCCAACAGTAGAAGTAATTTGCTATTCGCTTCGTCCCAATTTTCTACTGGAATGTATGTTTCAAATATTTCATTATACGCATCTTTCATCTTGGCGTTCTCGTCTTCGAGGTCATTATATTCCAGTTGTAGTTCACAGAGTTCGGCAACAGCCTCATTATATTTCTTTTTGAGGTCCTCGTTCTCGGGGTAAACCTTCATAAAACTGTCCAAGTTTCTCTGGCTTAGTTTTTCTGCTTTTGTTGAGTCTTTAGCCATTGTCATTCTCCTATCAAAAAGCGGCGGCCGCCATCCCTGGCTTGAGAAGGCAATCTGGCGTAGGTTAAGGCATTTGGCTTCCTGCCGACCTGCCTACAGGTTCTGCCGCCGTAAGTTTCATATAATCATTTGGGAAGTTTATTAAAGCAAATTCACCGAAGAACTCTATTGCTGCTTTGTCGTAGGCTTTAGCAGCTTCTTCCTCAGTTGCCCGAGTACCGAGATGCGTCATTTTGCCCTGGAACTTAATTCTTGCCTCCCACCCTTTTCCTGTTCTGCCCGGCCTTATCCCCTTAAATCTGGACGCCTTGGTTTTCCATGGATGAGAGTTCATCGCATTTTCCCCCTTCGAACATGCCCTGATGTTGGATTTGCGGTTATTGAGTCCATTATGGTCCCGGTGGTCTGTTGATATGCCATCTTTGGGTTGCAAGCCGAGAATCTCGCGGTGCATATAAAAATATAATGTCTTTTTCCCTACCCTCTTACTCCTGATAGCATAAAAAGTGTATGGGGTTTTTAGTACACGCCACTTGTACTGGTTTATTCGCTCATAATCCTCATCATCAACCACTGCAACTTTGCCTTGCGTTAGTGGAATTGTTTTCATTTGAACTCCTTTGGAGTAGCCTTGAAAGTGATCTCATTGACCCATCCGCACCCGTCACAGGCCCGGCATTCTGCGTTATTCTCATCAGCTTGGCAATAGCCACAGACAGCAAAAGGCATAGCGAACTTGAATATCCTCTTGACGTTCCCGATCTGTGCTGTCAGGTTCTCGATCTTGATGTACCTATAGAACAGGTCACCCTTTTCCTTTCCCTCCCGAACAGTCCTGAGCTGGTCGTTGAGCTGCTTAATCATCGCCCTGTATTCGTTGGCCCGCTCGAAATACTTGATAAGGTGTTTGGGCACCTGTTTGCCTGTCGCATCGAGGACTTTTTTCTCCGGAACGGTAACTTCGCATTCGCCATCGCCTCGCCTGACTGTTCGGGTTTTTGCCCGAGAAAGTTGATTATTGGGCTTAGAATCAGGTTTGAGGTATGAACTGTTCATACCTCGATTTTCTCCGGAAGTATCCTGTTTTTTTAAGTCAGCCTGAATCTTGAATACATACCTCTCGGTACATCCGACATGGTCTGCAATCCCCCTCGCCGACATTGTCGCCCATTCCTCATCCTTCAAAATCTTCTCGATAATGCCCTTGGCTGTACCGGGCTGGCGTGGGAAGGCGTTCGTCTTGTTCGCCGCGAACGAAAAGAATATGGCGTCTCGCCGAGTGCCTTTTTCGACGGTGGCCGAGATGTACTTCTTTCCGAGCTTCAAGTGGGCGAAATAACGATGATAACCGTCCCATAAGTATTTGTTATTGCCATCGGTTATGATGGATACAGATGGAAATTCAAAGCCCTCCTTTATCAGAGCCTTGTAGCGCTTCATTGTATCGTCGTCAACTGGACGTTGCTGAGTTCCACCGTCAATTACTATGTCTTTTAAAGGAACTTCTTTTGTTGCTGCCATCAGTGAATCCTTTCAGGTAGAAAAAAACCGATGCAGGGCTGAGAAGCACTATAGGGGGTTCTACAGAACGACCCTGCATCGGCTTTGTTTAGTATTGGTTTCGTGCTTCTCATGGCATTCTCTACTTCCATTATCGGCTACCTGTACCAGATAAGTCCAGTAAAATCCGGCCACAGGAATATTCCTTCACGCCTGCAGCCGGCCCGTCCGTCCGTGGCCTACTTTCCGTCCTTGAAAAGCTCGCCATCCTTGTCTGGAGCTACTACGCTGCCGTCTTCTATAATGAACCCCGTCTTTCCTTCCCCGGTTATCCTCTCGATCCAAACCTGATAATCCTTTTCCTCGGCCATCTTGCAAACAGCTTCGAGATTGGCTTCGTCCAAGTCGTTTCCCTTCATCAAGATCACTTTCAGCTTGGGATTCAGTGCCATTGAGATAGCCACAGCGATTTGAAGCTGCATTGATTCGTTCACCTGAGCAAGAGGTATGCCTTCAAAGAGGATGGTATCTTCCCCGACAGACAGGCCCTCGATAGGCATCTTCACCGCGGCCAATCTTTCCGCCTTCTTCGCTTCCAGGGTCTTTATCTCTTTGCCGAGAGTAGCGAATTCCTTGCTTTTGCCAGCCGATTTACTGACCAATTCCTTCTCGTGAACCTTCCGCCGAACATTATCGTTAATGGCTTCCGCATTTTGGATTTCCCCGTTGATCGATCCTAAATCTATTAGCGGCTCCAGTGTTTCAGCCAATTTCACTTGGTCGGCTTGAGCCTTGATAAGCGCATCCTGTCCCTGCTTCTGCACTCTCTCCGCCTTCGCCAACTTTAGTCTCAAGTCTGCTATGAGCTGGAGGTTGTCGCTCAGGCTTTCTTTGAGGCGTTCGATTTCATCTTCCCCTGCGTCTATCGCCCGGGCAGTCTCGCCTTGTTTTTCGTTATGCCGTGTGGCTTCCGTCAGCTTCTCTGTCAACGCTGTCATTGACACCAGTTCCTCTGGCGTATCTTCCGGGACTTCAATCTTGCCGGCCTCGTAGTCGTAGGTTTCCTTCTCGGTCTTAACTGTGGAACGCTGCTGTTTGACTTTCGCTATATCTGCATTGATATCGTCGAAGTCCAGACCGACCAGCTTCATCAGCGCGTGGAGCTGCTCACGCTGCTTCTTTACGTCCTTGCAGTCTTTGAAGAACGCCATCGGTTCGAAAGCGATTTCCCCGACCAGCTTATCGAGCAGGCCCTGCGGGGAAGACGCCTTCATGCCTTCGGCGTTCGATATCGTTACCGACCCACCGCCCTTGGCAGTGAAAGTGCGTTTGATGATGAAATTATCAGTTTCAACAACAATCTCCGCTGATTTTTCTCCATCACGGATGGGCTTAGCCGGTGTACACTTCTTGCCACAAAAAGCGCTCATTACGGCATCTAACACGGAACTCTTCCCCGCTCCATTCTTCCCAGTTATGAGAATCGCATTCCCTTTGGGACTTATCTCGACAGCCCGCAATTTCATAAAGTTTTCTACAGTCAGCTTTATAATCTTCATTTTCAATCCTTTCAGTTTGGGTTTAAGTTCTAAGTCTTGCGAAGACTTTGTTATCTTGGTCTCTTGCATTGGATACGTCAGAATAAAGCACTTTGCATTCCTTCCCGGTCAAGTCATCGGTGAACCAGAATTTATTGAAGTTCGGCAGGCTCGGTAAACAGTGAAGATGGGTGAAAGTATAGGGTAGAAACTTATGACCCTTTCTCCACACTCCGAGCCAACTATCGTGACTGTCCTGGTAATCTCTTACTATTTCCAAGTCCACGTACTCCGGATCCGGCTCCGGTTCCGGTTGGTAGTCGGGATTGATGCTGTAGACTAATTGTGGGGAATCAAACATCCAAGATCCCGATTTCCATTTTCCTGGACCACGGTATACCACAACAGCCTTTTTCTTATTTACCTGCCTGAGACATTCCTGTTCTTCCAGCGACAATAAGCCGAAGGGCTTTTCGTTCTTTTTGAGTTTTTCAATCATTTCGTTATTCATGGTTTCTCCTTACGAAGAATAAGATTAAGGGCTTCTTGGACAGTTTTGATGGACTCTGCTTCTTCATCTGTTATGCTAATATCAAACACGTCCTCACATTCCATAACCAATTCGACACAGTCAAGCGAATCCATAGTAAAATCTTCAGCGAGATTCTTATCAAGTGTGACTTCATGTATATCAATGCCAAATTGCTCTGAGATAATAATTTTAAGGCGTTCTATCTCTTTCATAGTTTCTCCTTTATTTGGGTTTACTTGTTATCCGAATAATCTTAACTGTCCCTTATTTGTCGCGTTCTTGCCTAAATTGCATCTCAGATGCGTTGCCTGCACATTTACTGGTGAATCGTTGCCGCCTCTACTGAGCGGAACGATATGGTCAATGCTCCCTGAGCGGGGATTCGGGTATTTCAGTCTTTTGTTTATCTTCCGTCCGCAAAGCTGGCAAATCCAACCATCACGTTCAAAAACATAATTGGTTGCATAGGGCTTATGTTTAACTCCACACCTGAAGGCTTTCCGTTTTCTGTCATGAAGCTTGCTTTGTTCTAAATGGGCTTTGCGATATTCCCTTGCACGTTTCTTACATTTTTCGGCGTGTTTTTTATAAAAAGCTTTTCTGCGTATTTTTATCTTTTCGCTATTGGCTAACTGGTTTGCTTTAGCGGCTGCTTTCATCTTTTCTGAATTAGCTTTGTAATAAGCTTTGCGAATAATCTTAAGGTGGACTGAATTCGCCAAATTATAAGCTTTATCGTATGCTTTCTGGCAAGATTTGCAGAAACTATTTAGGCCGTCCTTTTTAGTCTTGTTTTTGTGAAATTCCGACAATGGTTTGATTTCTTGACATTTCGAGCAAGTTTTCATGTTATCTCCAATAAAAAAGCCAATCAGGTTGATACCAGCGCGGACAAAGTGCGTCCTCGAACTGACCTGATTGACTTTAGTATTCTTATTAACGCTGGTATCATACATATAAGATAAATCTTTTATTGGAGATCGTCAACTATTTTTTTCCGAAATGTCCATCTAATTCTAAATCTTGCGAGGGTTTCAGCTTAGAGACACCTATATCTTGAAATTCGGTTGTAAAGCGTTCGGTAGGTTTTTTTTTGGTAAATACAACTTTACTACCTTCAATCGCTCCCCTACTCTTTACCCAGGCCGTGGCGGCCGCCTTCTGCCTTTTGAGCCACTCGGTAACTACCACAAGCCTGTCAACGTACGCTTTTGGATCGTCAGCTATTTCTTTCGCATCCATATCGGCCATCGGACAGAATCTAATCATATCGCACCATGCGCAGCTCTGCGGCAAGGGCCACGGGTCTTTACAGTTCTTCATAAACAAGTCCACCGCGGACATTACTCTGCCTTGAATCGCTACCTCTGTTGTAAGCCCCGGCAATCGAGGGTGCTCCTCGGTTCTAACGAATTTCGCGTAGGCTTTAGTACCCCAAAGAGTTTCAAAGTACCAGAAGTGAACCGTATTGATTTCTTGGTACGGCTCCTGCCGGAACAGTAGCCATGAACCAAATTCCGCCTGAAAAGATTCAGCGGCTTCGGAGTTCGTCAGACGCTTAAAACCGGTCTTCCAATCCATCACATGAAGGTTGCCCTTCCCCGAACCGAGAAGGTCATATCTCATTGTTACTATGACCGCCGGTGTGGTTTCTGTTTCGGGAATAACGACAAGCGAAACCTGATGCTCGACAGCAATCAAGTTGACGTGATATTCGCTTATTAGATCAGCTGCATGTCTGGCATGACGGATTGCCATCGGTTGTATGTTCGGCTTGATCTTGGGCAGGTTGTCTACGAACCATTCCGGAATGAGATGGAGATCATTCCGGCATTCTTCAAAAGCCCTTTTGAACAGATCGTGGATCTCTACGCCACACTCGCTTAGACAGCCGTCTGTCGATTGCAAAGCAACGGCCTTCATCCGGTCTATTAACTCCGGGTCAGCTCCTTTGACACGTTCAACTTCCCACGAAAACTGCTCCAGACCATTTGCTTTTGCCTTAATAGCATCCCATAACAATGTTAAATACGCCTGTCGGGGGCAAGTCGCGTATTGCTGTAGACGGGATCGGTCCAATACGATTGGCTTTAACTTTAACTTATTTTCGTCCATGTTATTATCCTATCAACCTTAATTGCCCACCAGCACCAGCACTTTTGAGTTGATTACATCTTAGATGTGAGGTTTGTAAATTATGTGGTGCATCCGCTCCGCCTTTTGAAATCGGAATAATGTGGTCGATTGATTTCGATAAGGGATTAGGGTGCTTCAATCTTTTGTTTACCTTTCGACCGCAAATACAGCATATCCAGCCATCACGTTCAAAAATATAATTGTCTGTGTACGGCTCGTGCTTACTGTTTCGTTTCAATGCTCGGCGTTTTCTACTATAGAATCTATACTTCTCAAGATTTTTTCGGTGATACTCCCTCTGCTGTTTAATCAGTTTTTTTGCATTAGCCAGATATTTCGCTCTATCATATTCTGCTATTTCTTTTCTGTGAGTCAGATTATACACTTTGTGTCGGTCTGCTATTTCTTTCCTGTGAGCTAAATAATAAGCTCTGTCATATTCAGTTCTTTCTTTTTTGTGAGCCAAGCGATAAGCCTTGCTACGTGCGTTGTGCTCCTTTTTGTGCACAAGATAACGAGCTTTATCGTTTGCCTTTCTTTCTTCTTTGCTTAGAGCCATTATGAAATCTCCACACCAGAGGTCTCGATATAAGCCTTAATCTGTTTTAGCTGCTCGTCGTTAAGCTTGTCCGGGCCAACTTCGTCCTCATCGACACAGAGGACAAAAGCTACAAACGCAACGAAGTCTTCGCCGCCCTTCTCAACATACAGTGCGTTGACCTCTATATATAAGTCCTTCACGTCTACGGGTTTTTCTTCCTTGGCAGGTTCGGCAGTGGATTCATCGTCTGGCACTATTCTTTTTACTCGACTATTCGGCAAATAAACTTCCGGTTCCGTCTCGACTTCCCGTATAGGCGCCGCCCCACCACATGGCCCATCGAGGCTTAGCGGGACGCCTTCCGTTTCTTCAACAGGCTTCCTCGTCGTATCGACAGCCGAACTCGGCACAGCCAAACGCCGCTCGTCTCTGGGAGGTACATCGGACTCGGGGGCCGGTAATGGCTCTTCGCCAACCATTTCTTCTGTTATGTGCATCCCGAACAGAACATCGGGAAAGTTGTCACGCAAGTTGAATGCTCTTGCCTTGTATTTCAGCATGCGCTTCGGGTGGGTACACCACGGCCCCTTTTTTCCCCATAGACCCGCTGTCTTGGCGTCGGCTACAGAGAAGATGGAAACGACCTTATTGGAAAGCTCACCGTCCTTCCTAACACTCTCTACAAAGGCTACCATTGAATCGCCTTCGCCAGTTACTTTCTCCGAGAAGGAATGCAACAGACCGCTCCTCTTTACCAACGCCAGAGCAGCATCGCCATACATCGTAGGCTTGCCGTGAATGACAGCGAAGGAATTAAGCGATTGCATAGGCGATAAATTTATCTCTGCACCTGTTTGAATTGCTATAAGAACTTGTTCTGAGGTTTGATAGCTATCTGGCGCAAGACCAGATTTAATTACATATTGACCAAAACGATACATATCTTCCAAAGAGTTTAACTGCAATCCCCGATTGCCTATTGTTATCTGCTGTTTAACAATCTGTTTGTTTTCATCTTTTTCCATAATCTTTACCTTCTTTCAAATTTTATGATATATCTTCTTCGCTTCCAAGTAAGCATTGTGAGCTTCTTCGGCAGTCTGAAAATCTCCCAGATGTATGGACTTGCCGTTTAATCTTATCTGTGCTTGATATTTCTTTTTTCTTTTATGCCAATGATAACCTCTGGGATTCGTTTTATTCCATTGATTCTGACTATGGGTTACGATTCGTAGATTCGACCTGCAATTATTAAGGGTTATGTGATTTTCGTGGTCTGCTTGACGCTTATCGCCTCTTTTGAGTCCAAGGATTTCACGTGCCATATAAATCTTATGCTCCTTGCCATTTATTAGACCGTTATATCGCCTCGCATAGTAGCTTTTCGTATTTTTCCATTCGGCAAACCATTTCCATTGATTCAGCCATTCGTAATCTTCGTCATCGACTATTGCATATTGGCCTTGTGTAAGTGGTATTTGTTTCATTTTATCTCTAATAAAAAAAGCCAGCCGAAGTTGTTACGCAGAATGGGATTGCTCCCGATTTGCCTTCGGCTGGTTGTATTTGAATCTTTTGTTCTGCGTAACATGCCGTAATAATATGTCTTCTATCGGCTTAGTGCAACACAATTCTTTAGAGATTTTTGAAGTTTTTTCTAAGATGTGTATTGCGTGGAGGTTATGGCAATTATTTTTTTCAATTACCTTTGCTCGTACTTCTCATACCGTATAGCATACAAAAGAAAGAGACGGCCAGCCGAACTGAATACCGCCTCTACCACCTTTGTTACAGAAGGGTTTACTTTCTATGCCTATTCCTGAATTCTTCCACTTTACGAATAGGCCATGCTATACCTTTTAGTAAAAAGATAATCCGATCCCACACATAGTTAACTATCTTTTCACCTTTAGTATAGTCAGGTTGTTTTCCAGGCCCAATCATGTTCAATCTTTCGGAAAAGGTATTCGCCAGCCGATACGAGTTATAAATTCATAATCCGTTCGACCGCCTAAATCACCGAACATAGAACCGTAACTTGTCTCTACTTCTATCGAAGAAGTTGCTTCCGGAGTCAACTTAATAGAGACACCCGCCATCGCTTCAATAAGACCAGCGTCTTTATCTATCAAATTTATAGTGCATTGACCGCCGAAGTATGGGCGCATTACAGCGTCTTCCGTTATCACTTTAAGCAACATTCCCGGCAATAACGGAATTTGACTTTCAGGATCAAGTACATCCGATAGTCTTTGGATAGCGCCAAGAGTTATTACTTGTGGAGTGTCTTCTCTGGGAAACCATACACATCCAATGAAGGGCTCTAACCCGCCGTTCTCATTTCCGAGATAATAACCGAGACGCGCTGTAAGAGCGTTATCAGAATTGACTGACGTTACCTGCTCCGTCATCACTGCAACCGTTAGTCCGGCAGCTTGTACCATTGAACATGTTAGAATTATGATCCCTAGTATAAGTAGTAGTTTTTTCATCTTCTTATTTTCCTTTCTTGTATTTTCTGTAAGTTATTTAGGGCCGTATTTCTTAACCCCTCTTTTAAGATCAAGGCCAGTAACAACGTTTGCAATCTTGAGCCAACCTTGAAACTTCTTCATCCACTTGTTATCGGTCTCGTTAGGAGTGATAGCAACGATAACGCTTGCTATCCCATATACGAAACCAACAATAGCTAAAAATTCAGTGGTGCCAAATTTTGTAGTTGCATCGGCAACTACCATACTTAGATTAAGCATTGCTTCTCCTTTCTTTTATCCAGCTTCTTTTGAAACGTTAGTGCTATGATTTAGTTCAACCTTCTGAGTAGAACGAGCTTGATCACGATATATAAGTAACAGCCATCCAGCAAGGCTGATAATTGACGTGGCTATGACAACTTTAAGAATACACAACCAGAAATCTTGCCACTTATTAAACTGTCCTTTAGATTGCACAAGGCGATCTACTTGCTTAACCATGCCATTATTCCCTTTCTCTCCGTAGATCGTACCTCTTAATTCTTCTATTTTAGCTTCATGGAAGACGTATCGTTGTTCAAAACTGGCTCGCCACAAAAGCATCGTGTCGAGTTTTTTATCCATAGCGTCAAGTTTGTTTTCCATTGCTGTCGGCATTTATTTTTTCTCCAAGTTTGTTATTCGGTTGAATATTGCTTGTAGTTGTTCATTAGTGATTTTCGCAGGTTTTTGTGTTTCTGGTATTTCTGGTGGCTTTGGTGGTTTGTCCGCTTCAATTTCTTCTGACGTCTTATCAACTACCCGTGGATTAATAGGCTGTCCTTCGTCATCAAAACCGTCAAATTGTACTTTTTGAATACTGTCATTTGCCTCACCTTCAATTACAAATTCATCTGGTTTATGAGCTTCGGCATCAAACAAAAAACCAGGGCAGCTTCCAGACCTTTGAATGTTTCCTTCTTTATTGTAGATAATATAGTTCATTATTTTTTCACCGCTATTGCAAACATTGAACGAAATGTACAAGAAAATTGAGTACTACCATCTAATTGTATTGAATATGTCACTACTGCAGCACCTGGAATATCTGTGAATGTTACTGGCAGCTGTATGCCAAAATTATTTAATATAGATATTCCTACAGCTGGCACATTATCGTATATAGTAGTTGGTGTGCCACCAACTGTTCGCAATATCTTTATTCCATCTATATGCTCTGTCTGCCCCGCTGTATTAATAACCGTACAAGTAAATGATATCCAAACAGGAACATCTGCTGCGACCTCAATAACAAGAGATTGAACAGTTGTGTACGAAGTCTGAACTGTAATCGACCCCGCAGTATAAGCAGACACAGGAATTGTTACCGCATTATTTGCAATTTTAAGTGTGTCAACCGCCAAGTCTTTGATATTACCATATTCGACAGCTAACAACCCGATCTTGGCGCTCGTGACAGCAAGCGCCGCGATCTTGCCTTCACTCACAGCCAAGTTTGCAAGTTTAGTTGTGCCGACGGCTAAATCAGCAAGCTTTGCTTGAACGACGGCATTGTCCGCAAGTATCTCAGACGCCGCTGTGATCGCACCTTCTTCAATGTCGTCAGTCTGAGCTTGTCTTATCACTAAAGCATCGTCACAATACATGTATCCCGCAGTCATACTGTATGCGCGTATTCTAAGCATCCCGTACGCCGCGGTAGCTGGAACAGTTAAAATTTTGGACGCTTCTTGCCACGAAGTGCTGGGAGTAAGATTTACTCCATCGCCAGAAACATAAACATCTGCAGCAGTGTACCAATAAATATCAACACCAGAGCTTCCTGTCGCCGCAAAAGTTGCTGAAAACATCATCCAAGCAGACATGTGATATTTTTCGCCTGGAATTACATAAAACTTATTGCTGGTAAAAACTCTACTTCCCACTCCGGTTGCTCTTGCCATCCAGGCACCGGTACGACTACTGGCTGATTCATAAATTATACCATCCGTTGGTTTAGTCCAAACAACATCTCCTGCCTCAAAGCCCGGATTCTGGATTAGATTCGTGAAATTTGAAGCTACCAAGTGCTCTGGTAGAATTGCCAAATCTTGTATATTAGCAGCACCAACGGCCAATGCACCTATTTGTCCAAACTCAGCAGTAAGAGTACCAGCTTGTATTAGCCCACCGTGAATGATTTGGAAGGGTTGGGCACTGTGGACTACACCGTCTATATTAAAAGCCATGCACCAACCGCCAGCTAAAATAGCAGTCGTCACGTCACTGAAAAGGTTTGTTGTTGAAAATTGGTTTTCTGCTCCCGGATCCCAATAAATATAAGAATCTGTAGTATTGTCTGCGGCTATCTCATATAAGACGCCTTTGATTCTGAGCATGATAGGGTCTTCGCCATCCGTGTTCGCCCATGAGACTGTATCAACATCATTCCCGCTCCATGTGCAATTACTCATCAATGGTATATCATGTGAAGGTTCAATTGGAAGTACCCTATTAACATAAGCAGTCATTTCCTTCCAAGTTACAGGTCTTCCTACATCAAGTACTGGGCCAGGCCATATATAATTTACATTAGGATTTGCAGGATCAGCATCATCTGAGTCATAAAGTGCAACGTCATAAGTCTCGACCACGACATCGAAATAGTTGTTGGTAGATGGATCGATGCTTTTGATTCGCCTTAGTTTAGTTGTCCCCACTGCCACTTGATTACCTTTGATAGGTGTAACAGCCCAATTTATAGTTACTGTAATTACACGCCCTGATACAGAATCTACTATGTAATCTTCGGTACGGACAACTTTCATGGCGCCATCGTATGTGCGGATATAAAGTGCATCGGCCGGAGATACTTCATCCTCAACATTTCTGTCAACAGTAATAGTATCTGCAGTTGCGCTCATGACTCTGAATGCTTTGCCCCAATTGGCAGGTCTATTTTGTAATCTTATCACGTCACCAAGTTTATAACGGAATCCTTCTTTATGTACCTGAAATTGGTTTACGTTACGAATCAATTTGTTGCGTGTAAGAAGATGATGTGCATAGTGCCAGGCAGCACCACGAGAAGTAAGTCCAACGCCTTCAAATTCTTTTATTTTTCTGAACCCACCAGCATCTGCCATTGCATCGTCTGCCGAAGTTCTCTCGTAACCTTGTTTTTCGTCAATGTACATCACTTTAATGACGCCTGGTAATTCAGAAGCTATAGCCCACGCGTTGCTCCACGTACCAGGCATTATGCTGTCCATCGTCACAAGATCGATTGGCGTCGCTACGGCTTGTTCAATCCAACCCGTGAGCTTATCAGAATAATAAAGATGTGCACGTCCGACTTCTGCTATCTTATGAGCAAGGTCAAAGATATTCGTAAATTCTTTGACTTTAATATTACAGTCGCATCGGTGCTCGGTGCCGCCATAACCGTCATCAACGTTAACATCGCAAAAAGTAGCCCATGCAGTAAAAAATGTCGGGTCTAAATTACTTGGATCTAAACCATCATAACGTTCAATCGCGTATACACCTTCGCCACCACCATCGCCGTCACCACTAATACATGGTTGTGTCAATATATCCCAAGTAACAGAAGCTCTGTTATTGCAATATTCTAAATCACCAGTTAACAAATTGTAAATAATTCTATCTTCACGCACGACCTTGATGTTAAGACTTCCACTTAGCCTATCTGTAGCTACTGCTGTAATACCAAGCAATGCTCTACCTGGATATGTATAAGCTATTTCAGATACTTCACGAACTGATCTAAGAGTTGCATCCAGTACAAAACGATCTGTAGTGTCCGCACTTAGTTTCTTGTAACTCAACTCATATTGCGTTCCTTTGACAACCCTGCCCGGACTTAACGTGTTTACGCTATATTGTTTGAAAAAAGGTTCTCTTGTTTCTCTTGTTATCGCAGCAGGAGAAATATCTTCCCAACTTCCGCCAACTGGACGGATTTTAATTTCGATGTCTACTGTCGTATATTTTGTACCACCATCACCCATGTTACGAATCATACCGTTGGGATACATGATCGTAAATTCAATGTCATCAAAGAAATCATTCGGTGTTATAAATGTCTGAGTCTTGTTATATAACAACTCGGTATTTTGACCATACTCAAGCTTAAGTTTCTCAAAACCCGTCATGCACGTCTGCTCCATAGTGCCAAGACGCTCTTGTATAGTTACATCACCGTAACTGGTATATGGCTGGTCGTTAATATAGACAATGTTATCGCCGATGCCTTTTGTTGGTCCGTCACCGTGATCAAGAATCATGTGCAAAATTTCACGTTCAGATCCATCGACACTTGTCCACCTTGCGATAATGTTTCCATGGTGTAAATTCTTACCATAATTACGAGGTCTTGGCGGACCTTCTATCTGTGACGAGCGATCTCTCCACGTACGACTTCCTACACCTTCTATTGGATCTTCATCAAATTCGACATCAGGTTGAAGCCATTTCAAGATAGGCTTCAAAGGCCAAGTAATGAAATCCCAAAAATTACTCATAATTTCCTCTATGTTCTAGAAACGCTTGGGTCGAGTCCAAGATTGCCACCCCAATGTGTAGCATTACTCTTCGTGATGCAGTCCTCAAGTTTACCAGTACATGTACCGTCGCCACCAGCGTATTGACACTCTGGACCTTTGAACAACCCAGGCAAAGCATAAGGACAAAGTTTGCTTGAGTAACGTCTTAACGGTACTTTCATCAACAACGGATTCGGTAATCCACAGGAAATAGCAATAATCTTTTCATCACTTTCGGAGTTAAGTATGTCTATGGTTTGCTCTAACTCTTCAATAGCAAAGGTAAGAAAGTCTTCATGTGTTCTTATTATTTTAATCGTGCCGCCATATCCACCTTCAGTCGCATTAAGTCTGTCTTCTAAAATATGGTCGGCATCTTGAGTAAATAATATAGTCGTTCTTGGCACTGAACCTCCACCAGTTAAAGATGACATTCTTAGGTCGAAGTTGTATGCAACGTAAGTGATGCCACCATAGACGATGTTCTCATTATTACGTGCGTAGTATAATGTATCATAACCAGATATGGTAATTTCAACTAACCATAACCATGCCCCCCCGCTATACGGATCTATCAAGGCCGCGTGCATGGCGGGCGGCATCGTTGCAATATGAAGATATCCCTCAGAAACGTCTTCAGCTGTTGCTGCTTCAGTTATTGTAGCATTAGCCATAATTTATTCTCAGGTAATAATAAAGAGGCAGGAGGAACGATATACTACCCGCCTCACTCCGGATATTTCTGCAATTAAAGTGAAGCTGTGTAGGTTACATTCAGTGTGTCAGTATCTGCAACAACTTTGTCGCCGCCTGTAAAGGCACCTGCGGAGTATAATACGCCACCGGTATTATCAACGGTTGATACAGCACCAGTGTGGAACACGATGAAACAACCCTTAACTGTACCTGCTCCTGTAATTGCAAAAGAAACTGCCGACGATAAAGCTTTACTCCCTGCTGCTGCGGCGTCCCATGAACAAGTCTTTCTTGGAACAGTGTAAGTCGGTGCATTGGTTACACCAGCTTCTTTCCAACCAGAGTGTGATGCCATTGTATCACCAGCGGCTACTGCTGACCAATCAACGCTGCTAATCAAGCCAAGAAACGGGCCTGTGACCGTGTAAGACGATCCTTGCCTATCGTACAGACCACATTATCAATGGAAGCCTTCCATTTGAGCTTTCCGTTTTTGTCGAGACATTCGACATCGAATCTGCCATGAGCAGAGGCCTTTTCGCTATGGCCAGATCCACGAATGATACCAGCATCGCAGTGATCCAATTCATTTGCTTTTTCTGTGTGCATAACTATTCCTTTCTATAAGGGACTGTACTGAGTGAACATTAAATCGATTCGCCAACGTGTTTTAAGTCTATCGAGAGCACATTTAGGTGGACGAGCAAAGATAACTTCATATTCTTCGCCGTCTTGATTATTAGTCCACTTAAATGGCACATCGCAATTAGCTTTATAAAACGTTATAACACTTTCTTTATCAGTCTGTGTTACAAGATTCAACTGCACTGTAAAAGTTTTAGGGTCAAAGGTGAATAACTTATTCAACAATGGCAATCCACTTGCTTTGTTGGCAACCTGAACAGCGTCTGTACTCTGTACTTCCATAAAATTATGTCCAGGTGTACGTGATAACACAGGAAAAGTTTCCACTTTAACTCCTTACTGTCTGTTTAATGGCTCTACGAAGTTTTCCATCGGTAGCCATAGCAGAGATAAATACATCCACCGTGTTTGGACCGCTGCGTTGTGCTGTGACTTCAACAGGCGCATTGTTGGTTATATTTACGACAATATTGCTACTTGCCGATTGTTCAGATTTCGTAAGAACCTTTTCACCTTCGTGCAGTCTGTATAAACCAGTTTCTTCGATGTAACCACCTGTCTGTTTAGAAGGCACTGACATTGCCGCCAAAGATGAAAACAAATTTGATATTGCGGGCATGCCCGCGGTTACGTTGGCTCCAAATGTAAATACAGTTTGTAAGGCAACAGCTATCATAAGCGTGGCTATCATCACAAGAAGTTGCTTGACGACCATCTTTGCAAAATTCTTCCATGCATCTTCGCCACCCATCAAAGCATCGACTACGACTGCTCCCATACTTCTGAAAGCATCAGTCAAAACTTCGCCTAATCGTGCACCCCAATTCATGGAAGATTCATAGAATTCGGACATACTCATTTTGAGAGCGTCCCAACCTTCAATGCGTGACTGTTTATACCTATCATACTCCTCCTGAAGAAGACCCATTGCTTCACTTTCCTCAGCCCACGTGCTGCGTTTTGCCTCCATATAGGTGTTGAGATTCATAATCTTTTCATCTAATGTCATCAAATCTTGAGTTCGTAGCCACTCTATATGTTGTTGTGCCTCTGCGGTCGCCGCTGCAAAGTCAAAAGTAGGCATTACGTCTTGTGGTTCAGGCTGCCTACCTAAAATGTCTCCAATACCCGCACCCCCAAAGATACCAGGCGTAGCGCCTACTTTAATTGCGGTCGTCCGTATTTCAGCAAGTTTTTCCGCTAACTCAGGTGGTATAAGTTTTTTTATTTCTACTGTTGTTTCCTTGGCAAGTTCTTTGATCCTGCCAAGCGTTCCTTCTACCTCGATAAGAGGGTAAGCTTCTTCGAGCACCGGTTGAAAATAACCGGTACTGAGTTTTGCCGCAGCCATTTTTTGAGCACGAGCCAAATAAACTGCCTCTGCTTCTTTAGTTATCCCGCCTGAAATTTCCATTCCTTCTAAGAATTCTTTAGTAAGTTCACGAAACTCCAATCCTTGAGCAATCCCACGCTTAGTCCAAACACCAAGATTTCTGCCAATACTTGTAAACAAATCCTCCATGAGTACCATCACCGATGCAGCAAAACCTTGAAAAAATACAACAGAAACTTCAAGAATAGTTTTCAATCCCTGCTTCCAATCGCCGTGCATAAATTTAATGAATGTCCATAAAACATCTTTCACATAAGTAACTTTTTTGGCGACAATTTCAGCCCACTTGCCAATTCTTGCTTGATTCTTTTCTGCCCATTCCTTAATAGCTATAGCAGTATTTTGTATTCCTGGTAGAAGAGCCTTGCCTATTACCTCGGCTACGTCGCCAAGGGCGTTCCACATCTGTCGCAAACTACCTGAAGTTGTCTTCGCTCTTTCTTCGGCAAGCTTGAACCCTGCAGCAGCAAACTCCGTTACAATTTTCAACTGTTCGGTAGCATCTGTAGTTGATCGTAAAGCAGGAATATATCTACGCAACATTGTAAATTCTCCCTGCTGAGCTAAAGCTATATACATAGCCATAGATTTAACATCTCGTCCGGTTGCTGTTGCCAAACCAATGGACATTTTAGCTGCTTCTTCTAATTTATCAGAAGTAACTCCAAGACTTTTTTGAAGTTGCATCAACGCCAACACTTCTTCGTCGCCATATATGGTTACTTGTTGTATGCTTGCTGCAAAGGCTTCAAACCGGTGTTGTAATTTCAATGTCCACTCACCGCTAATTTTCAAAGCTGCCGCCAGCAAGAATTGAGCATCCTCTTGCTTCATCGCTGCTTTCGTTGCAAGAGTCAAAGCTCCTACTATAGCAAGGGCACCCCACTTTGCATATCTTACCATCTTGTCAAAAGCTGCTTTGAATGAAACAGCCATCTTACTAAAGGTTGTTTTGATAGCAGAGACGGTTCTTGTAACAGCTGTTTTAGCTTTAGCTAATTGAGCTGGCAAACCCTTGTCGTCCACAGCAATCTTTACGCTGGCTGAGAGAAAATTCACTTTGACTCCTGTTCAAGGTAATTTCCTGCGGCGTGTTTATAACCTTTTTTTGGCATTAGATATCCTTCTGAGAGCAATTCCAACAAAATAAAATATCTTCAAACATTTGTTTACCTTCACCATAGAATTTTACAATCTCGATCACCGCCTGATGGTTGAGTCCTACGACTGTTCCATCCATACCTGCCCGAAGCATTTGATTGCGACATAGAGAAAAAAGCTTCCATACTTTACGATTTTCTGGCCATAGTTCTACATAACAACCTTCGCATGGTGGTTCCTTGTCTCCATAAAGAGCTATGCAGTCTTCACAGCTGGCTGCTCGTCCGGACCACTTGACGAACCGTTCAAGTTTTTTAGTCGCGCCTCCTCAAGTGCCGCATTTGTATCGACCAGTTTTTCTAGGCATGTTGCAACAAACTTTAAGAAATCAGTTACCTTGACCAGCTTCCATTTATTTTCCTTCGTACATGCCATCGTCTGACCGTCGAGTTGAATGCCTTTCCAATCGACGATGCAGTAGTCCCAACGAAGCTTGTTTGCAAGACTCTCGTTTACATCTGGGTCGTCGTAAGCGATTCCGCGTTTGACTTTCTTCTTGTGCTTCACAGTAAGACGCTCGATCTCTTCATACTTCTCAGATGAACATTCACGTAAGCACACACCACCAGCATCATGGTCTGCCTCATCGAAGTAAAACCATGTCCCAGAATTATCGCTATTGAAATTGATCATATTAAACTCCTGTAAAAACTCTAATTTACTAACTTAACGATTACGAGTCTTTTGTGGTGAATGACATTGTTTCGCCATACACCAAGCTCGTATCAGCAAGCTTAGCGACCGCACGGTAGTAGTACACTGTTGGCGTGTCTGTAATCAAATCGGCTGCTGAATCTGCATCATATTCACCCTTATCGGGTGTAGCAAACGTAGTTTCAGAAGCATAAGTTGTCTCGCCGAAACTTTCAGTCGTACCGTACTCGAAATAACATTCGATGTCGCCAGCTTCGCCACCACGATGGATAAGACTGCCCCAGAAGGTTACCTGCCCTGTATTACCAGCACCGTAAGTATTATCAATCTCACCAAGAGTCTGAACCGCAACCGCTGTGGTTGAACCTACTTGCTCAAGAGAACCATTGACATGCAACGTAGCGCTGAATGTGCCGACACCTGCTTTATCGACACCAACGTTGTTTACATTGGTGACAATAACATGAGACTGGCCGCCATTTAGGCCGGTCGCACTTGGTGTCATGTAAATAGCATTATCTTTGTCAGTATAAAGTCTTAGATTAGTAATCTCTGTTGCAGCATCAAAATCAGTTTTGAGTTGCTTCTGGCCTTGGTCTGAATCGACAAGATAATGGCCACTGATGGTGATATCGCCTCCGACTATCTGCAACGGTAATTGTGGTATGACTTCATCTCCAAATTCATCGACGTCCACCATATTTCTGGTCTCGCCACTGTAATTCCAAGTACCGACACCGATTTTGTAATCTGTTCCGTACCAAACTGCGCCTTTGTAACCTGCCTTAACAGTCATAATAAAATCTCCTTAATTCTTTTGTAAATAAAGTTTGTAGGTCACGGCATAATGCCATACATTTTCTTCTTTGATGAGATTAGCAGGACCTCTTTCCATACTAATCGTAGTATAATCTGTTACTATCAAATCAAACTTATCGAAAGCTGCTTTCAACAGTTCAAATAAGTTGCAGACTTCCGTTGAGTCAGACTTAACATCACTGAACAAGCTGAACTGTATCAAACAATCTTCAAAATCTTCTCCGAAAGTCCAATCAGCTACAACACTCGGCAATGAAAAAACTCCATAAGGAAACACAGCGTCCGATCGAGCTTGAGTACAATAAAAATCTGTCAACGAACCAGACAATTCTGTTGCTTCATACCGAGAGTAGATAGCTTGAAAAAGTGTTTTCATTTTGCTTTGAATAACCTTTTAATTGCAGCCATATTAGCCTCAAGAGCAGGACGTAAATAAGGTTTTGCTGCTTGATTATAATGCCTGCCTAATTTGTCTTTACCTGTAAACCCAAGTTCAATTCGTCTAGCGTATTCAATATTCGTTCCTATGACCGCCCTTTTATTACTTTGTGGATTGATTTTTGTCTTACCTGCTTTAATCCCTTTCTTTTTATTTTCTGACCATGAAACACTGCGTGAACCTGCTGCCCCATACCAGTTTGAGATTATACTACGTTTCAAAGTTCCTGTTAACACAGGGCACATCTGTTTAGCTGTTCGCTCAACCATCAAAGCTGCTTTTCTGAGCTTCTGACTGACTCGTTTATCAACCTCATTCAGTATATTTCGAGTATTGTCCTTCATTTAATTTTCCGATTCATCAGCTTTCGTAACAACTCCTCACCTTCATTTTTTATACGACTAAGAGTTACCTCAAGTTTGTGAATAGCGTCCAATAGTTTAACTGTTTCATTAGTCAAACCTTCAAGTTTTTTCTCATCTTTCTTGCTCATTTTATTCTAACTTCCTTAAATCTAAAACTAACTGCCGGTTCAAATTATCGGTATTTTGCACGTCCACAATTTCGTATTTCTTGTCATCATATACAACTCTATCATCTGTTGTAATATCAACAACTCTACAATATAGCCGTGCATCCGAAAAATGAGTTGTTTTATCAAAGAAGATCTTTTCCGAACCACGTCGCCAAACAATTCGACAAGGCAAATTATTATGCAAGACATTCTCAACTTCTGTCCAACCGCCCATGCCATTGGAAGTTTTTGTTATCCTAAGTATGTTGACTTTTATATTTAGTTGCATCAACAAGCTCCAAGCATCGGCTTACGCCTTATGAAATTTCTCAATAATCGATCACACTCGTGAATGCCGGTAAGAAACTTCTTGGTTCCACGGCTATAACTTGCATCATCGAGCTTATCAGAAACAACATCGTCATAGGCAGTGTAAAGAGTTTCATCGTTTTCAAATCGGCAAAGAATTATAGCTGCTTGCTTGATTGCTGCAGGACAAGAAGCCCATCCATACGTACCGGTGATTTTGATATTGTTCGTTCCTTTCGGAAACAATCCATGCGCATATTTTAAGCGTAGCATCAACTCCGGATCGTCAATTCCACCTGTCGCTGATTCGGGATCAAGGTAAACTGAACTGCTGTTATAAGTCCACCAACTTGTATCCAAAGCTATCCCATGAATCAATATTTCGGTCACAGTGAGAATGTTCGGCTGTAAATTAAGAATAAGCAGATCTTGGCCGTTCCCATCGCAATAAATACTGAACGCTTTGGAGTAAAAATAATCGTGAGTGAGGCTTTCAATAAGCTGTTCCGCTCGATTGATAGTCGCTAACTTCTGCGCTGCAGTAGCATCGTCTGCCCAATTATCAATGTCAGTATTGTCAATGTAATTACCTTCGGCAGTTGGATCAGTTGCAGCAGTCCCGGTAGTTGTCCAATCACTCATTATGGTGCTACCTCCGTTCCAGGATTAGTAAAATTGTAACCCGCTTTCTGAGACCACATATAGTAAGTTGTTCCACTGTCAAGCATAAACGTAACTTTCCCGCTATCGTTTGTCGTACCAGAAGCTACAATGTTCGTTCCTGCTTCATCTGTAGTCACCCATACAGCAACACCATCAATTGGATTTGAATCACCGTCTAAAACAGTATAGGTTGTAGCAGTAGCTCCTGCTCCAAGTGTTGCAACTGCATCAAGCTGATCAGACAAAGTTTCCAATGTGTCGCCATCTGCTCCCATTATTGTAGTGATATCTGTTTGCACATCATCTACAACAGTTGAACGAGGCAATATATTCTCACCAACCGGGATGTGCAAGTCGCCATCTTCTTTAGCGTACAATAAATAAGCAACATCTTTTGTCCACACGGCAGTAGGCAAAGACAAATACCAATGTCCGTCAGAACGATGAGTTGCTGCTCCAGCAATAGCTTCGGCGGCTTGCCAGGATGTATCAGCCCCACGATACCACTTGCCGGCATTGTCACCATCTTTAGCCAACAAGTAAAAATTTACCATGCCGGCAGTAATTGGAGTACCATCAGCTTTTGCAACTAAAGGTAATGACACTACATTAGTTTGTCCCACTAATACTTCAGCCATGATATTATCCAGTTAATGTGATTACAAAACTTACTTGAAGCGTATCACCGTTTACCAAGAAACGTTCTACTGACAAAGCAGCACCACAAATCAATTTGCCAGCATCATCACCGGTCGTTCCCATGAAGGCATACAACGCACCGTTCCAAGTACCAGTAGCTGTAAATGTAACCGTTTTTGTAGTGACTTTTCTATCATTAGTTCCAGTTGAAGCTTCTGTGAAATCTGTACCATCAGAAGCCACCTGTTGACGGTCATACCCATCAGCTTCAGCAAGTTCAGTTAAGTCTGTGAGCCCATCTGTTTCCAAGACTTCGTCCTCGCATAAACCAACTTCGAAATTAACCGGGACAGATTGTACTTCTGTGAAAGCTGTTTCGAGTATATACTCCAAACCTTCTTCTACCACGTCATCTGGCATGATTTAGCTCCTTAATCTTTCTTTGCTACTGATTTTGCAGCAACATGAATTTCTTCTTTAATTAAACGAGAACCGTCCTCACGAATCTCCACAGATGATTTGCCCGATTCTACTTTTGTAACCTTAAATCGAGATTTCTCTTTGGGAATTACAGTAGCAGTAGTTTCAGCATCAGCAGTAGCGCCACATCGGGGACAAGTGATCTTATCCGCAGTTGCTATTCTGGCCCACTTCTTGATGCCTATATTTCTACCACAAGCAGAGCACTTGAGCATGTCCTGGTCACAACCAGTACCATCTTTAATTCCAATTTGCTTTTTGAAATTAGCGATGATCGGTTCTTCTTTTTTGTCTCTGTCCAAGCGTCTCTGGCGATGCATCGCCCGTCTTTCTTCTTCAGTCATAATTTACCTTTCTATGAATGTGTTTGCCTCATTACCATAAATGCAGCCAAGTGGAATAACGTTCCACCAACCGGTGTATAGATTTCAGTTCCTATTGAGGGTAACATTGTCACTTCTACTGCTTTCGCAAGCTCTACCATAGCATGCTTATCTATGCTCGTAACAATAGCAGCGGCAACAGAAACTGCTTTAGCGGTATCAACCATAGCCGATACATCAGTCTTAGTTATAGCAGCGGCAGCCGAGACATCTTTACCAGTGTCAATCATAGCAGAGATATCAGTATCTTTAGTGACGGATGCAGCAGCCGCGACTGCTTTACCGGTGTCGGCCATTTGATGTGTGTCAGAACCACGTTCAGTGTATGAACCGTAGGCATCAAAGATCGGGCCATTACCCCAATTTAACTCATTGCCGGCAACATCTTCAGTCTCTATAATTTCAACTTTAATGTATCGACCTGATTTATCTGTCGAATCATATTCCACCCAGTCATCCGTGTCTTGCCACGTATTGATACCTTCAGCAACTGCTACACCCCAACTTTCCTTACTATCGGATACATAAATATCTACATCAATAGGATCATCTGTTTGATTGGAACGACTTCTGAATTTCGTTAGATTTACACTTTTACCTAAATCAAGAATAAACCAATGCGTATGCTCAGTTGAATGAAACCACCTATAGGCTCCGTCAAGTGCGTACGCTAACTGGGTTCCATCTTCTTGGCCACAAAGACTATCTATATGTTCACTACCAATACCGTACCATTCTGTGAATTCCTTGACCATAAAGATAGAAGCTGATACTGCTTTATTCAAATCCTTCATCGCTGATGTATCGGTTTTAGAAACTGACGCAGCAGCAGAAACAGCTCTATTTGTTTCTAAGAATGTTCGTATATCCGTTTCAGTAACAGAAGCAGCAAAAGAAACAGCTAACCCAGTGTCCGCTACATGCTTAGCGTCAATACCAGTAGTTACAGAAGCCGCAAAACTTAAAGCCTTCTCTGTATCTACCATAGCTGAAACATCAATGCCTTTAGTGGCTGAAGCAGAGAAGTCGATTGTCAATCCAGTCTCTATATATTCTATTCCGCCGGCAGCACCGCTTGCTGCTGCTGCTACAATAATCGGTAAATTATCCCGCTTGAACATCCGAAGGGAATTGACATAAAGTTGCTGGATTTCGGTGGCGGAGAGGGCACGTTCCCACAGCATCGGCATATCAATTATTTCTATCGCTGTACTACTAAAGCAGGGCACTGTTTCAAGTATCGAATGTGAGTCGATAACACCGCCAGGCCATGCGGTTGTATCCCGAAGAACTCCATCGACATATATCCTAACAAACGCACCGTCCAGAGTACCAACTACATGATGCCAGCCTGGATTATTCTTAAACCCATCCGTCCATTTTGCAATAATGTCATTATGTAAGGTATCATTAACGTTGAATATCACATCTTCTGTTACGTTAGTATAAAGACTAAAGGGGTCGTATCCAGCCCCACTCCATGTAATCATATACACTGTGCCGGAAACAGCATTGCCAGGAATATAAACCCAACAGGCCGCACTCATAAAAGATTTACCTTCAATGAATGGTTTGAGTTCCATATTTACCCTGCCACCAAGTAACGCAGGGCCGAATTGCCCGGAAGTCCACTCAGCCGTATCTATTGTACCGTTCCAGTTATTCCCACTCACATCCTGAACGGTATTCCCACCGGCCTCATTCATCAACCAATAGCCAACGAGATTCCTGGCGAGAGGATGTCCGCTAAGTTTAAGTAATCTGCCTTTTGGTGGTTTTAATATCATAACTTAACTCGCCACTGGAACATCGGCTATTTGGAACTTGAATGTGGTAGTCAACGATTGACCAGACTCATTAAGCATCCATATCTTGACAGAATCACCCCACTCATTAGCACACAATGTAAACCAATCTCTGATTGTCTTAGATTCAGTAGGTTCTATTTGAAAACTGTACGCAGGATCGTCAAGGTATATCTGGTAATCTCCATCCGCGACTTCATTCAAGACATAGATTGTCACAAGACCGTCAATAGCACCAGCACCTGCGGTTAAAGAATAGCCAATCTTCACTGATGTTTTAGTGGCAAATGCAATCGCTCCACTTCCGGCGTTCGCATTATCGATGACCGCCAAAGCCGTCCAATCACCGCCACCGGACTTTTGCACTGCTGCCCAAGCATCTCGACTAAATCCTGTATTTGCCATTATCTACTTGCCTCCCATGATTCAAGAGTTGACTTAGCTGCCTGCTCAAGATTCGTTATCATTTCATTGATTCTTGTAGCCTCTTGCTCTGCTTCCAAGACTTTATTTTTAACAGTTTCCAACAATGCCTGCCGTATGGTTTGAGTTTCCTCCGGAGTGTCTCCCGCTATAATCGCGTTTGAAAAACTAAACTCCATAGGAGTCAAAGCACTTTCCGTATCGGTTCGCGTGAAAGTTATAGTAGCTCTTTTAGCAGACACTTTTACATCGCTGATTTTGGGATCCCAGTTAATTGCCATTATTTACTCCTTTTTTCCTTAAACTACCCCTACGTTGCCATGAAAAGCTTTGTCAACATGTTCACACCAATGCAAACGCATGGTTGCGTATACGTCAGCAAAAGTTTCAACAGCTACAATATATTTTGTGTTCGGCTTCAGAATATATGCTCGCCTTCCTTCTGATCCACCTGTAAGCGCACTAAATTTATCAGTTGCACCAATCCGAGAAGCTTTAATCGTGATAGCTCCATCTGTTGAACCTCCGGAAACGCCTCTATGCACTACAACAGTTGCAGCAGCAGGAATTCCAACACGATTTCTGTTAACAGGTGTTAACGCTGTTGTTCCTGTTCTGTCTGCTCCTTCGGTTACAAGAACAGACTGTTCGCCTGTGCACAAAAAGTCAAAGATTATACGAGCGTAAACTTTAGTATTCGGAGTAGTAATCATCCATTTTTGAGTAGTAGTGTTAACATTCAAAACATCATCTACCTTGAAGTCTTGACCTTCTCCAAGTTCATGTTCTTCATGTGTAACTATAACTACTGAACCTGTTGTTGGATCAACCATTTCAATTAGCTCTCGACGTCCAGCCTATCAACAGTCATATTTGTACCGGGTATAGTAATAACTCGTAAACTAACAGGTGTAATTTCAACATCGTAAATTTGCATTTTCAATCTCCTATTAAATTACCCTGCCTATCTCTCGGCCAGATACTTAACTTTGATTTACCAATACCTCTGGCCATAATTTTCCGAGGTATCGGACCGCCTTCTCTGGTAGTATATCCTGCTTTGTGGCTACGAATATTTAATTCCTGCAAATAATCCCTTTGAGGCATACCTCGCAGTTCAGGATTTATAATATCCATCGTTCTTGGGTCATCAGCCATAATAGTATAATTCCGTGACAGCTGTTTTTCACGGCACAGCTGCCGAAGCCGTTTAGAAGGGGAATTATGTTTTTTCACGGACTTATTTTCAGGAACACCAAACCTGAATCAGTTGTATCTGTTACCCAACCAGAGTAACCAATTGCTTCATTAGTAAGTGCTCCATCATCAACTGCACATGAACCCGCAGCTGTTACATCACGTAATACGTTTGTTCCAGCAGTTAAAGCTGTCTTATTCAGGACGTTTGCTAGTCCCCATGTTTGCTGCCAATGATAATATTCAGATGTAACTGCTATAGTTGGAACTCCGACTATCATACCAGTTGGAGTCGTTACAGGAGCCTGTATAACAGCTTTATACAAATTCGTGCAGATAGTTATTCTGGAACTTGTTGTCCAAGCGGTTGACAATCCACGATCAAGTGTGAAGATTAATGCACCGGCAGCTCCACCTGTATGTGAAACAATACGATATTTTTCACCTTGACCAATTGATGCTCCACCATCAGATATTATTAATGTCCCACCTGCAAAGAGGTTAGCTGCAATAGTGTCTGTAACTGTTGTAATAGTTACTTGTGTGGCTCCTATGGCTGCCGCTACTGGAGTTAGATCATGCTGATATGTAGTTGTACCACCTTCAGCAGCACTTTGCGATAGTTCACCCGCAGCTAAACTAGCGCCAGCGGAAGCATAACGATGTACTTCTCCATCCCATGTTACACGTCGAGTACCAAGAAGGCAATTTTGTGCAACAGATTCAGCATGCAACCCTTGAATATCGCTCTGGCCAGCTAATAATCCGCCAAAAATTAGATCATTAGTAAAACCATGTGCAAAGCCTTCCTGAATTTGCCGACCGATCATCTGCCCGATGTTGCGGTCTAGCGTTGCTAAATTTTGTCTACTCATTTTATTTACTCCTTGTATATTGATATTTTACTTTTGTTTACGATTAGTCAACTTGGCGAGTTCTCGTTCGGTAGCAATCTCTTGAAGATCAGAAACACGCAGAGTCTCATAATCAATAGCGACAGCCTCTTCGACTTGGTCTTCGCCCTGATCGACTTTGTCTTTGACTTTGTCATCGTCATCTTCAGGAGGCTCTGGACCTACAGGTGGTTGAGGCAAGATCGCAGGTCGGCCAAACTCTTCGCCTCTATCTGTCACATGTATCTGCGGATATGTAGCGAATAACTTCGCCATATTTGGGTCACTTGTAGCTCGCACTCTATCACGTTCGATAAAAATATACGAGCCCTTACCGTCTTTTAAATTTCGTGACGGGCCATAATTTCGAATTATAAAGCGCTCTGCCATTTCTAATCTCCTTACTTCTCGAATAGGTTAGGATGTGGTCAGTCTTTCCAGCAACACACATGCGTT